ATAAATTTATCAGAGTAGTTTTTATACAGCCATAGTTTAAATTCATTCACTTCTTCAATTACTCTTTGATTAGCATATTGTTCTAATTCAATTTGCTTTGTTTCATATAAGTTACATTTTACCTTGTTTTGTTTCATATAAGTTACATTTCTATTGGTACATAATTGGTACACATATCTATTGTTTTAGTTCTTTAATTCTTCTATCAAATTCTGAGACATCTACTGCTTCAGGGTAATGGTCTTGAAGTTTACTATTCCTCCATCTTTCAACTTCCTCAATCACTCTTTGGTTGGCGTATTTCTCAATATCTAACAATGTAATTTCTATATACTTTTCAACATCAAGGTCTATTGTTAAATTACTTGCAATGTTTTTTTCTAACTTTTCTCTGTTCATATCTATTGTTTTATTATTTTTTAACAACAATTAGGTCCTTCACATTTAACATTCGAGTTAATAATTTTTCCTCTTCTAACTGCAAACCATTTCTTTCCTATCTTTGTTAGATACTCATCAAATCTACCAGGTGTGATTAAGTGGCCATTTTTATATCCACTTTTCCAAAAAGCACAAGAATAGTACCCTCTATTATATTTCCAATTGTATTTATGACCTGGATAGTTGAGTTCATACACAAATTTGATAATCTCTGTGTATGTTGCTCCATTTTTCATGGCTACATAATCTATTATTTGCTGTTTTTTCGTCATATCTGTCGTTCTGTATTAGCGTTTTTTTATTTATAGTATAAATATAACCAAAATAGTTGACACTAAAAAATTCTGGTTCATTATTTTACAAAAAGTTATTAACAAAGTTCACCGTTTTCCCATGCAGTAAATATCTCATTTGAGTTCTCTATGTCAACATCACCATTAGATTGTCCTTCATATAGTTCATCCCAACTACCATTACCAGCATCATCGTATCTAAGTATTAATACTGATGCCTCGTTTGAGTTCTCAACTACTCTGATAGTATACTCTTTTCCATTGACTACAACATCCATTTCTTTTGTTGAAGCCCACCATACTTCTTTTTCATTCTTTACATCATCTATCATGACCAATCCTCCATTCTATCCAACGAATAATCTTCTGCTTCAAATAAGCTTTCGTCGTCTTCTTTAACATTCTTTTCTTTATCAATTTTTCTATCCTTATCTGCAGACTTTTTCAATTCATCTATTACTGTTACAGAGGATAAATCATTTTTTAATGTTCTAGAGTTTCTAGTATCGATTTTATCCCAATGTAAAACTATTGATGTGTTTTTCCATGCATCATAAACATTATCTGCCATTGCAAGATCTGGATAGTTTTTTATTAAGTTTTTGCCATCCTGTTCTACACAGAATTTGCCGTTTCTTGAAACAGTTTGTGCTGTTTTGTACTTTTTTTGTATTTGTGACTTTAGTTTTCTAAAGTGTACGTATTTTTGTTCTCTATTCATTATTCCCAAAATTTAGTTAATTGTATTTGTTCGTTTTTAGTTAATCCTTTCCACCATTCTGCAAATTTTGCACCTTTAATTGTTTGTAATTCTTGTAATAGTTTCTTAAGATCTTTCTTGATTGGTTTTTTTGAAGCATGGAACTCTGCAGTTGTTAAGAGTTCTCGTTCAGTATTACCTTCTCTCCTTCTATATACTTCTTCTCCATTACGTTCATATATGTATGGTATTTCATCTTTAGTTTTTATCCAATCTTTTTCGTCTCTGTTTCGATTGTATTGTTCTACATGCCACTCATCTGATCCAACCCATGATTTAGAGTGTTTAGCGTCTTCAAGTTGTGTAAACTCGTTTTGAGTAATTTGTACTTCTACCCATTCTTCATTCCTGTCGTGATATGGTCTAGTAAAAGAGTAGTTTGTAATATTTCCTGATATTGCTTCTAATTTGTGTATCCAAAGTGTTATTTTCATAATTTTTCTCTTTATTTTTCTGTAAACATTTTATTTAGTGATTTTGCCAATGGAACAAGTTGATTAGTATCAATGAATTGTGCATCTTTTCCATACATTGACTTAAAGTTTTCGTCATTACTATATCCACCTCCAATAAAGTAGCTAAGCACTTTAACTCCTTTTGCAATCATTTTGTCAACTTGTTGTTTTGTGTGTTTAAGTGCAGCATGACCCCAGTAAGAAATAGTTGGATTTTCAAAGTAAGGTTCTCCATCTGAAAAGTTTATGAAGTAACTATCTTTACCTTTTGCAGATGCGTCTATTTCATTCATAATGGCTTCAAAACATAAACCTTCAGGAGTAATTCCGCATGCATTCATGCTTGGTAAAATAGTACTTAATCTCTGTATCTTATGTTTTCTGGAATCATATGCAATAAATATTGCAGGTAAACATCTTCTTCCCATATCTTCAGTACTTCTAAATGAGATAACAACATCAAAGTTATTAGTCATTGAAGCAGCTTTTGCAATGGCTGAGGCAGCAATTAATGATTGTTCGAATTTACCTCCGTTCATACTTCCACTAGCATCAATTGATAAGTGAACTATAGAATTGTTGAATTGCTCTAAGAGGCTTGTTTCAAACACATTCTCTGCTCCAAATCCAAGTGATGAAATTAATCTTTTGTCAATCTTACCTTTATGAAGTCTAGTGTACTTTAAGGTATTTGATTCATTTCTGATTTGTAGTTTTCTACCTAACATTTTGCCAAGCGATAAACCTTTCTGAACAGGTTCAATGTTATCTTTAGATCTCCAGTAGTTACTATTGAATGTATTATAAACTCCAGAATTTGCAAGTTCAGCTGTTAGGTTTTTTACAACAATACAATCTGTTTTTCCGTTTTTTCTTGACCAATGGTCTGTAAGAGTTTCATTTCCAACTTCCTTAGTTTCAGAACCAGATGTTGAAATTGCTTCTACAATCTTTTCATCTTTTTTAGAAATATTTGATTTTTGAGGTTGACCTGCAGAAAATTCTTTTTGTTTTTGAATTGCTTTTTGTAATTGGTTTTTTTGAGCAGCTGTAAGTTCTATCTCTTCACCTTTAGAACCGTTACCTTTTGAGATGTTATCTTGATTTGGTACAAGTTGATTACTTCCATTACCACCGTTTTTGTCATCATTATCTTTTGACTGTTCTTTATTAGTAGATTTTGAATCTTGTGAAGGTGGTTTTGGTAAACTTTCTTCTACAATATTGAAAATGTCTACTGCAACATCAAGTGCCATCCATGAATCTTTTAATCTGCTTATGTTTCTTAAATCTAGAGTATTCCATATTTTTCTAAGAACTGGAAGAGCATCTAGATTACGGTTTGAATTGGTAATATTACAAATTCTAAAAAAGTAAGAATCCCAATCAGTTGAAGTTTTCTCATTTGATTGAAGTGCTTTGTCAATTACCTTAGCATTGAAGTATTTGTCATACATTGCGTGATAATATGCTTTGTAACCAGGAGCAGACTTGAAAATGTAATTATCAATTCTACGATCTTCTACAATATTTAATAAGTTTTTTAAGTGACTTAGAATGTAATTTTGAGTGGTAAATACGTCGATTCTGTCAGTTGTTATATACTGACCTTCATCATTTATTTCTGTTTCATAAAAACCATACTTTTTAGCAACCATCTCTATTGTTGCTTTCATGTTTTTATTAATCCAATTAGACTGTAATTCTTTTAGGGTATTAAAATCTGTAAGTAAAATGTGCGAACCTTCATGAAGAGCTAATCCAACAGCTGGGTCAAAATCTTTACTTTTAAGGTTTGCTGAGATGGTTACTGATTTTCCATCAGTATAACTGTCTCCTTTAGTATTAAACTTTACAGGAATATTTTTGTTAGTTACAATTTGTACAAAGTTTGCAATAGCTCTTTTAGTAGCTGCAAGTTTGATGTAGTCTTTACCTAGTTGAATTTTTTCTCCAGTAAGAACGTCTACGTCGTTTGAATCGTCGAACCAAAAGGAAGAATTTTGTATTTTTTGCATAGTGTAATTGTTTTTATTTATAGTATAAATATAACCAAAATTGTTGACACTGGACAATCCTGGCTCGTTATTTTCAAAAAGTTATTAACAATTTTCGGCAATGACTTGCTTAATATGTTTACATTTACCATCTTTTGCTCTTCTAAAACCCATACAATCACAACTATATGAACCAGAACTGTTAAATTTTACAGTATAATCATTTCCGGTACTACCGGTTATGTTCCATTCATTTGTTGTTGTTTTTACAGAAAACTCAAATGTATTGATTATAAGCTTATCTCTTACAGCTCTTTTTACATTAAAATTTGAACTAACCTCAAGCCATAATGGAACAACATAGTGTTTATTTCCAACTACTATCTTAGCCGGTTCTTTAATATTTGAATTAAATTCTGTTTTTGGAAAGGTTTCATTAGTATATGGCATATCTTTTGCGTTTTATTTATAGTATAAATATAACCAAAATAAATGACACTAAAAAATCCTGGTTCGTTTTTTTAGTGACAATGTGTCAAAACTTAAACTTTTTTTTATGACTTTTTGTCATTTCCTTTTGCGTCGTACCAAATGTTTTGTCTCCAGCCTTTCCAGTTAAGAGCTCCTACCAATTGAAAGTGGCAATTATAACATAATAAGTATAGATTTTCTAAAGACCTATTACCTATGTCCTCATCTCTATACTCTAAGATTAATGGTATTTTTTCGTCAGTTACTCTTTTTTCACAGTAACCGCAATTATGACAGCTTTCTTCAAGATATCCCATTCTAACAAGTCTATCCTTTAGTCTCCAATCCTTATAATGAGGATATTGTCCTGCAAGAATATCATCTAATGGATATTTCTTATCGTAGTCTACAATATGCTTTATACCTTTGCCAGTTGGATTTTTGCATGTTTCAAATAAAACCTCGTCAGCTTCGTTTTTGTACATTTGAGCATATTTCTTAAAAGTATTATAAGAAACGCCAAGAAACCTTGCGGCTCCTTTGGCACTCTTACTATTTTTAATAGCTAATTCTATTTCAGCCTGTAATAGTGGTCTTCTGGTTCTTCTTTTCATTGAATCCCTTTCTTATCGATGCATCTGAAATTAGTTTAGAAATTTTATTCCACTTATCAATTTCAGATAATTCTTCAGAAGATACTAGGTCTGATACATTGTGAGAAAGATCGTCACTAGTTATTATTGCATCTGCACTCCATAACATTCTGACTCCTTCAATTCCTTGTCTTCTATAGTTTCCTATTAATATTTCTTCGTTAATCCATCTTTTGTGAAAACCCATATCTAATCTCTAAATTTTTATCTACCAAGGTAGCATTGTTAATCCTATTAAGTTAAGTAGATATTCAAATATAGTTATACATGCAATACCTCCTACTATTTGCCAGGTCCACCATTTCCATCCAGTTAAACTAGCTTCCCATTTACGAACTGGACTTTTTGCTGCTAATTTCCATAAACCTAGTTTACCACCAATCTTATCGGCCCACCAATTCATGTCAACTATATTTCCTAATAATTTGTAGAATTTACGCATTATTTTGTTATGTATAGCTTTTGATTTCTAATATACATTTTACCTAATGGTATTTCTGTTAACTCTCTACCTAGCATGTCATACATTTTATTATCACTTACCCTAGTAATTTCTAGTTCTGATATTCCTGTTGTGTTGCCGTGAGAACTATATAATACCCATTGTGAATTACCTTGAGAATAAACCATTGAATCACATTGGTTGCAAACTTCCATTGCATTACCATAATACAAATACGCATCATAACAAACTTTTAATGTATCAGTCGGTTGTATCATAGGGAAAGATGCAAATGTGCCTTCTCCTGTATAACAAGTTGTTGCATTACATACTGACCAAGATATCATTGATGAGTCAGGATTGTTGTAATTATCAACCAAATTAGTATTGAAATAAATACCCTGATCTACAAAGTAACTTATCGAATCACAACTGAAGTTTTGTTGTTGCAACATTCTTAACCAAGCTTGGCCATCCCAATATTGGTCGAAACAGCACCATAAAGTATCAATATTTTGTAATGAATCTGAAATTATATAGCTCACACAAGTTGTAAGTGTATCGTAAGGCATTCCTGCAGGATTATAGTTGAATACTATATGTGTACAAGGACCACCGAAACAACTGTCTTCTGCTAACATATTTCCATCACCATAAGTAACTACATATACAGGTGCTGACCAAGTAGAAGGAGTATTACCTCCCATTCCAAATGCTATCTCTAATTGATATTGTCCTCCTATTGTGTATGACATATTTGAATCACATGATGATTGTGCTTGTGTTTTTGTTGACCATAATAGACAAATTGATAACCAAAATGCTGCTACTATTAAATATCCTGTACTTTTACTAATGTTTTTCATTTTTTTTCTTTTTTTTAATTACTGTATAAGCTAACGAGTCCATCTCGTAACTATATAAGATTCCTTTTTGTATTATACTACTTAGTTTCTGTAATAATATATTCAAAATGTGTTTCTCCGAATGTTGTTGATGTTGTCCACATTATACTGTTCTTACAATCTTTCGTTGCAGTGCACATTTTTCCATTAAATTTTCTGTTAGTTTTTGACATCCTTTTTCTCCACCGAATAGTACTCTAAAGTTATGAATGTAATTGTATGCTGAAATTATGTGAGCTTCAGATGTACAGCTTCTAATAACTTGTATTGATTTCTTATATGCTTTTTTCATATTATAATATAATAAAAATTTTTGAACTGGTAAAATTCTAGGAAACAAATTTTGTTTTTTGTGTAGCAGGTCCTATTAGTTCAAAACATATATCATCTAGCATTTTTGCTGTGGCCTCTGTAAGGCTTTTTCCTAGTGTAGCAGATAAGTTATTGTCATTTTCGTCTCTTAAGTAACATATCCACTCATTACTAGTTTCTAATTTTTTAGTTATTAGTTTCATTACCATTTCCCTTGTGGGCAGTGTGCCGATTTTAGTTTTGTTTTTATTTTTAATATACAACCACAAGCAGTCATTTTTCCATTTTCATATTCTGGTATTGCTAACGTTCCACATGTTGGTCCAACTAATAGATTTTTCTTTAGTTTCGGACAATATAGGCACTTTTGCATTCTAATTTTAGGATTTTCTAAAACTTTGGCATGATGCTTGTTTAATCCCTTGTCAGGACAATCACAATCTTCTTCGTTATTTAACCAATTTGGTGACAATTCGTACTCCTGGATATTTAATTTTTAAGGAGTCTACAGCTCGTATATTTTTAGGACTGTCGTCCATAAAGTAAACTGTTGTATAACCTTTTTTGATTTCTGATTCTATGTATTCTGCCTTTTTTTGAGGATTGGCATCTCCTAATGGTACAACGTATGGTCGTATACCTAATGTCTTAAAAAAATGATTGATCGGTGCACCTAATCTACGAGCAGTTAAAATTGTTACCTTTCTTCCACCCTTACTTAACTGCTTTTTAAGTAAATCTACATTCTTTTTTATAATTCTTGGATTTCTAAGCTTACGGTCAAAGTCTCTAAAGTCAAATTCTTCACCTTTTTTAGGAGAATAAACTGCAAACTCTGCAGGGTCTAATTGTTTTTCCATACCGTCTGCATTTTTAACGTATACCCATGAGTCTGTTTTTGCAAGTGTATCGTCAAAGTCAAATATACTTACAGTTTTTCCTTCTTTAAGTATGGTTTCTTTAACTGTTTTTGGAATTCTAAAGGTAACTACTTTTTTGCCGTTTATGGTTGGCATTCCGTGTTCATCTTTACCTATAGTTTTTACTACAACCTTTTTATTCTTAAACCTTCCCATAAGAACAGTATCACCTACCTTAACTGGTAAAGTAATTTCTTCATATAAAAAATTATTCAATATGTCTTTTAGTTTAATCATTTTATATAAATATAGTTTTAATATTAATCGGGTACCTATTTAGAAGGTAAAAAGTCTACATCTATCATATTATAGTGAACTCCATAATATCCATTATCCATTTTACTTACTGCATCATTCATGCCTAGTTTTAATAGATCTTGTGCCATAGCTCCACTATATTTTGTAGTATCGCCTTTATAATTAAAGTTATAAATAGGAATTCCTGATGGTGATGTTCCTGTTAGTGCTATGTTTTCTTTCATTCTAATGTCAGACATCATTGCTGCTGCCATTGCATTATTAGCTTTCTTTCTAGAACCATAACACGCTCTAGCTTTCATTCTAATCTTACCACCTTTTGTTTTTTGAACAGCACCTACTCTTTTACCTTTGTGAGCTTTTGGGTTTGCTGCTTTCTCAGCTTTGGTTAATTTGTCATCAACATAGGCACAATACTTATTGCCTCTTTTTCTAACATCTTCTTCAATTTCTTTATCTAATAAGTGTGGGCCTGCAGGAGATTCACCTAGTTTTCCGTCTATTCCATATCCACAAGTTCCTTCAATAATTTTCATTATTTCTTTGTAATATTTTTCCATTATCTTCTCGGTCCTTTGATTGCTTTAACTTGGTCTTGTGCTTGTTTTTTTGATGTATGACATGCACTTTTTTGTTTGCCTTTCTTAGTTTTATATGATAGCCTATATGTTCCACTATCTCCATCTGATTGCTTGCATGAAGACTTTCGTATATTGAACTTTTCTTTTATTGCATCACCACCATACTCTACAGTTTCATCATCAGGGTTAAGTAAATAGTCTCTACATTTATTCAAATAGTCAGAAGCGAGTGTAACTTTTCCCATCCACCAACTTGGTAAATCATCTTCAGACTCCATAGATTCTAATTTTTCTAATAATTGTTTTGCATCTTCCATTGCAAGCTTCATTTTTCTTTTTGCTGAAGCTACATCCGTATGGCCATCTTCATTTACAGGTTTTGCATCATGAAATGCTTGGTCTACAATATCTTCTTTTAATATATCTTTTAATANGCTCTTTAATTTCATTATTTTAACCTCTTAAGAACTGTATTCAAATCAATTTTAAATCCGTACCCTGCACCTTCGTCATATTTAACAGGTAAAAATTTTATTTCTCTGAATTGTTTGTTGGCATATTTTAGAATAGCTTCTCTAATTTCATCTTTACTTATATCTTGTAAGATGTCAAGATCTTTACTTGAAGCCGCTATAAATCTAATCATATTGTTTAATGAAGTAGGCGTAGCTATTACTCTGAAATTAGCAGTAACATTGTTAACCTTTATATTTGCTTCATTTAATATGTTTTGTAGTTTTATCATTATTTTTTCAACATATTTTTAACTGCGTCTGGTCCAGACCACATTCTACATGACCAATAGTTTGCCTTATGTTTAGGACCAGGACTCTTATCGCAACCCATACGAGCTCTAAATGAACGTCTACGATCTGGGTCTTTTGTTTTTATTGCCATACCTTTTGCACCAAATGCAACTTTTACGATATTTCCTTTTGGGTTTTTAGCATATACATAAAATTTACCTTTTCCACCACGTCTAACCTTGTTAAGTTCAACCTTTTTACCTTGGTATTCTGCCTCTTGAAATATTACTGGTTCTGAATGTTCTACAATTTCTAAACCGAGCTTCTTACTTCTATAGATAACACTTTCTTTTCTGTTAATCTTTTTGCCTGCTGCCTTAGCTCTTTTATATTCTTTAGAATTAGGATTTGACTTTTCTCCACGTTTCTTTTTTGCATGGATATTTGCCCAAAGGCCTTTATTTTTTTCTGATATTATGTCTGCTAGTTTCATTTAGTATTGTTCCAACTTGTCTATTTTAGCCATTATTTTTTTAAGTTCGGCTTTTTTCTTTTTATAAGATTTTTCAAGTTTATCTATCTGTTTGCCATATTTATTAGCAACTTTGCCACCTTCTGGTTCAGCTTCTTGTTCCATATCTTTATAAAGCTGACCTATATCTTTAGTGATTGTTTTCATTTCCATTTCTACATCCATTCCATCACCATACAATCTTTGCTTTTCATCAAACTTTTTCCAAAGACTTGTAGCTTCAGTAATTGAACCTTCAGATAAACCGTCCTTCCTCATTTCTCTTTGCAGCGCAAATATATTAGCTTGTAACGCTTCGAACTTTTTCTTTAACTTCATATCGTCGTTTGTTAATTGCTTAATTCCAAATGCATGTCTAAAGTTAAACATCGCATCATTTATTTTATCAAACGCTTTGCCAACTTGTTTCTTGTATTTATAATCTTCTTTAGCTTCAGTTAATTTGCCTTCAAATACAGATCCAACTGATTTTCCTTTTAGTACATCTTTACATTTTTTATTGAATTGCTTTAACATTTTAGTAGCAGCTCCTTTGTCGCCGTCTTGCATCAATTCAATTGCCATATCTAGATGACTTGCTATATCACCAGCATATTCATCGTCTATTCTGTCAAACTTATCTGAAAGTTTTAATAGTGCTTCTTCACCAATTTTTTTAGTTATCTTTGTACCTATCATTAACAGTGGCTTAAGACCTCTTGCTAATTTAGTACCTTCATTAAATGATTTAAAGTCTGATGTTCCTAATTGGTAGTGATCTGGTTTATGACCTCTAGATAATTTTGACTGATAATCTACTTCTGATATCTCTTGAACTGGTACCTGAACAACTGTGTACTTTCCACCAACCTTATCTATCTTATTTCCTTTTTTTGCATATTTATCTGCTAGGGCTTTTGTTTTAAACCTTTTAATTAATGAGTTATCTTTTTTAGGTTTACCTTTACCATCTACATATTCTACACCGAACTCCATTCTTTTTTGAGGTGCAACTTGTGGACCTTCATACATTAAATCAAACATTAAATTTTGAGTTTTTGAAGATGTAGCTCCATGCTTTTCTACTGCTCTTCTAGCTTTCTTTGCATTTTTTGACAATACTAAATGGTATCCTTTTCTAGGGCCACCCATCTTCTTAACATATTGTGCACCTTGTATTTTCATGCCAACTGGCTTTGCATTACCTCTTGGGTCTATTACTACAAAGTCTCTAGCTTCATTCAAAGATTCTAAATATAAATCTTTACCCTTGTGTTTACCTTTGTAGGTAGTTCTATCAGCTTCAATTGGATGGAAAGTTCCAGGACTTGACTTAAGTTTTATATAAGCTACTTTACCTTTAAGTTTATTAACTACACCATATTCTCCGTCCTGCATTTTAATGATGTCGCCTTTTCTAAGTTTAGCTTCGTTTAATTTGGATAATTCAACAAGACCTTGTTCTTGTTCAAGGACTCTGTTTACTTCTTCTGAGATTATCTTTCGTATTTCTTTTGATTTCATATTATTTCTTTGCGAATTTTTCTATGCCTGCGATTCCAAAGCATCCTAAGACTACTAGTGTAAATGAATCATATACAAATTCATTAATTATTAAATCGGTTCCAATTATTCCTGTTACTAAATCTGCTATCATTATTGCACACATTACCAAAAATGCAATAAAACCAACTACAGTTTTCTCGTTCCATTCATTATCATCTTTAAATATGTTCCACATTATTTTTTCTTCCTATGTTTAGATATTTGTTTCCACTGAGCAGCATCAACTTTTCTAGCTTTACCACCGGTTAATACTGAATTTACTCTTCCCATGGCCCATGCATGCTGACTTGCACCTGGTCTATGACCTGTTCTCCATGCTGCTAAACCTTTATTATATATTGTTGTTAGTGCACCCATAGGAGCATTTGCTTTTGCTGCTTTGTTTTTTAATGACTTTCTAATTTTTGCAGATAATTTTTCAGCAAATAACTGTTGTTCATCTTCGTTTAATTCGCCAAACATTTTTTTAAACTTTAGAGTAGATGAAGAAGGTTTTGTTTTTTTACCTTTATCACTTTTAAATGGCTTGTATGCATCAGGATCGTTAGATTTCATTTTACTTCTTTTTTTAATTACTCTCTCACGTTCATCTTTTTCTTTCTTAGATAATCCTTTGAAATATGCTGGTGCATTTTCAGGAGTGGCAGATTCAAGTTGAGTAAGTGTATTACCTGATTTCTTAATAATTAAGTTATCACTCTTCATCATTACAGCTAATGCTCTACCAAAATCTTTTCCTTGAGGTCCTTTATTAGGAATTCTACTCCATTCTTTAGCATTTTTATTTGCCCATGCTAACCAAACCTGTCTTAGTGCAAGAAATATATCTGTTCCAGGATCTCTACCATCCTTTACAGCCTTACTTAATATGCCTTTAACAGACTTTTTGTTTTTGTATGCCCATTTCTTAAAGTCTAAATATGCAAACTGGTTTGGCTTTTCTTGAAACATTGGCCTTCCTTCGCTTAATATATTTTTCAAATGTATCATAGTTTATTTCTCATATATAAATATAAAGCTAATGCAATTCTTTCACCAAATATTGAATCTGTTGGGTAATGTACATTAGCTGCAAGTCTACTCTTAGATATATCGTTTGCTAGTTTCATAATATTTACTGAATGTTCAGGATATATAGCAGATAGATATTTTCCAACTAAGAAAGCTTGAGTAGAATGTCCTGATGGGTAAGATGGAGTTTTTGCAGTTTCTAGTGGCTCATTATGAAACTTTAGAGAAAGAGCCTTTGCAATTTGTACTGGTCTAGGTCTATTATAAAAATACTTTAACGTTTGAATAATAGGTCTGGAATCTTGTACTATTTTTCTAACATCCTTTGCAGGAAAATCTAACTTGTTTTGTGTGAAATATTCCTTAAAGTAATTATCTATATGGTCTGCTGCCTTTATTTGGTTTAGTGGCATTATAATTTTATCTAAACTAATCATTTCTCTAAATGTTTGATTAGAACTATTTTTAGGTGGTGGAGTGGATTTATACTGACTTATATCAAAATCTGCAAATATTGTATTAGGTATATTCGCCATCATTTCTCGATGCTTTTTAGGAACATCTGTAGAATAAACTAATTTATCTAATGTTAATATTTCTGTCATTTTTATCATTATTTTTTTCTTATTTCAAGTTCTTTTTTTATCCAAGCCTTTGCAATAGGATTTTGTATTTTTCTATTTGTAAACTCATTTGCACCTTTTTTAACAATGTTTGAAAATTCTTTGTATTCTGAATTGTCAACGATTAGCATGTTACTTGCTCCAAATAATCCTTGAAATTTTCCCATATTATTTTGTACTGCTTGCCAAGATGACTTTACCAATTCGCTTGGTAGTTTTCTTTCTCGGTCATAGTTTCGTTCTAATGCTACATCTAGGTCAGTATTTACAAAAATCATAAAACAGTCATAACCTACATCTTGCAATCTTGTTTTCTGTTTTGAAATACTTCCATAGTCTTTACCTGTACCATCAATAAGCAAGCCTAGCCTTCCATTTATATAATTTTTAAGTGCAGTGTCTCTAACTGATTTACTTTTTTTTCTTAACTGCATTGCTTTTTCAAATTCTGCAGGTTTTAATGATGCTATATCTTGTGATAATCCACTCATTTTAAGATACGTTTCAAAGTATTTATCGCTATTAACTGACTTAAGTCCTTTTGCCGAGACGAATGGCATTTTTTCTGGCATACCAAATAGTGTTGCAGCAGCGTAAGACTTACCGCTACCTGGTCCACCTGCAGTGAATATTGCTTTAAAGATTCCTGGGTCGTAGACTCCTTCATTTAATATATCCTTTAGTTTAATCATTAAAATGCATCCATTATGATTTCATCAATTTTCGACTGTACTTCCTTTTTTGTAGCTTCCATTTGCATCATTATATTTGCTTGAAACCTTGCAACTTCTTCACCTTCAATATAAATAACAATGGTTGGCACAACAACAATTTTATACTTACCTGCTGCTGTTGCATCTTTTTGAATGTCTATAAATTTTGTATCACATTCTCCTAATTCTCCAAGCCAAGCTACTTTGTTCGTTTCATTAAATCCAGCATTAAACTGTACTACACAAATATCATCACTTTCACAAGGGCTTTGGGCATTTACACTATTACAACATATCATTAAGGCTAAAATTAACAAATATCCACAAAATATTTTTAATGATGTATTCTTTGACTTTGTCATATTATATCTCCTATCTAAGCTTATCAATCTTATCTTCAAGTTTGTCAAGCTTTTCCTTTATTTCTTTTACGTCATCTTGAGTTGTCATTATAGTTTGGCGAACTAATTGGTCTTTCATATCGAATTCCATTCTAGTAATTGCTGGAGGTGGAGGAACAGGAAGTTCTTTTGCTTCTTGTATATCCGCTTGGAGTGCGAACCACATACCAACTATTGTAGCTATTAGTGCAGCTATTCCTCCTAGTGTCTTTATACTTACTGTTACCCCTGTGTCTTCGTTTAATTCTTTTGCCATTTTCTTCCCTTAAAATACTCTGTAGTTTACACCTACACTAAATCCGTGCCAAGTTCTATTCCAATATTTGTTATATGTTCCTTCTAAAAATATACCTAAATTTTTATTAAACCAGTGCCCATATACAATTCCGCCTGAATAATCCATCCATTGTCCTTCATTGTATTTATGATATGAAAATTCTCCACCTGCATCATAATGATATGGCATTATACTACCCCATGCATGTAACCAACTTTTCTTTTCGTATTTGTAATAATCAAATCCTGCCACAAATGAATGTTGAATTGTGCTTTTTAATTCGTTTCTTTTCTTTTTTGTATAATTTGCTAGCATTTCTGGAATAACAACAGCTTCCCATACTTCAGTACTTGTTGCAACTGAATTACCTGATGGGTCAAAGTATTCAACTCCACCTTGACCATCAAATTGAGTTGTATATCCTTCTTCTAATGCTAAAAAAGTATAGTGTAAATTTCCGTTTGATAATAACCATTCTTCTAATGGATCGTAGCCATAAGGTTCTGCTAGTCTTTGTGCTGCTCCAAAATTAAATGTTAAATTATCTACTTTTTGAGATTTATATATTAGTCTTTGAGAAGCTTCAAAGTATTTTATATCTGCAAAGCCATCTTCAAGATATTCTAATTTCACAAGAAAGTGGTTTAAACAAAGCTTTTTAGAACAACCATCACTTCCTACATATCTAAGCATGTGATGTTGGTCTAAATAAGTTTCACCTTGTTGTCTTTTATACTCTCCTTGAAATAAGAATTCTACCTTATTGTTCCATCTTCCAATTGCCGCTGCATCTGAGAATGTATTTTCTGTACCATTTTTAAATGCTTCTTTTGGCTCATATCCAAATCGTTTTATTTTTCTAATACCAAAAAGAACTGAATAGTCAAATGGTGTTTTATATGTAAATGTTTCTAATCCGTCTGTAACAGAAAACACATTTTCATCAGATATCGAGGTGTTGCCATTGACTGCTCCATAAATAGTACCAAACTTAAATAAATCTTTTATCTTTAGTTGAGAACCTGTATGTTTAGAGCTTTGTGCATTTACCAACAAAGGCAAGCAAAATAATATTAGTACTAATTTTTTCATTGTTTCTCCTTAGCTCGCTTTGTCTAGTACATTAACGCGATTAAGTCCTTTTAGGAATTTTTCTGTTGGTACTAGTGCATTTCCTATTTCTTTACGCTTGGCACTTGTTTTTCCTTGATAGTCATCATATATATCAATTGATACTTTAGTGACATCAACACTGCTATCTCTTAAGTAATGTTGTGTCTGATATATAAAATAGACATCAGACTTACCCCGTACAACGTGATATTGCATGTGCTTAAACATTCTACCACCTTCGTATGTTTTAAGTCTTTTGTTTGCTGCTGCGACATCGCCTCTTCCAACTCCAAAGCCCAAGCCTTGTAATACGTCGATAACTTTATTAGCATTTTTATCTTTCACATACTTCATTTCAAAATTATGGTCTGTGACTTCTTGTAGTACTTTTTTTAATTTTATCATTGTTTTATTACCCTTGTCGTAAATCTTTTGTTATTATATATAAGTATCAAATTATATACACCGTTTGGATATTTTGACAAATTAATTCTTTTAGAATTTTCCTTTGTCATTAATTTACCCATAAGGTCATATATTTCTACCTCAACTTCTAGTCTTGTATCTATATTTAATATATCTCCAGTTGGGTTTGGATAAACCATAATTCCCATAGAACTTATATCTTCTACTGATGTTGGCCAACCTAATTGGCAATAGTCATACATTGATTGGCAACTTGCGTCCCATTCGTTAGTACAACAATAATCATCTACATCGATTACCCATGCAAAGCATCCATCATTTAACCAATAAGGATTACCAGGACCTCCATAACAACCTGCATCATATAGACATGCAGTAGAATCTGAAGTGTTAGCTAAGGGATCGTAATTCCATGCACCTACATCAGTACAACCAATAATAGGTAATATACATGTTCCATTATCAGTATTAGCTAAGATGTTATAATTTAATGCCGTTGAGTCTGTACATCCAAATATTACAAGAATACAACTACCATTGTCAGTATTAGCTAATGGATCGTAATTAAATGCTGTTGCGTCCATACATCCATAGATATAAGGTATACAAGATCCATCATCTGTATTCGCATTAGCATCATAGTTAAACTGTGTAGGATCTGTACAGCCAAGTGCAATAGGAATACAGCTTCCATCGTCTGTATTAGCATTAGGATCGTAGTTAAATGCAGTAGCATCCATACACCCTAACAATATAGCAATACAAGATCCATCGTTTGTATTAGCAAGAGGGTTATAGTTGAATGCTGTTGAATCAGTACATCCAAGTAGCTGTGCAATACATGAACCATCAGATGTATTTGCTAAAGGATTATAATTAATTGCCGAAGTATCTGTACATCCTAGAATAAATGGTATGCAGGCTCCGTTATCAGTATTTGCTAGTGGATTGTAGTTAAATGAGTTAGGATCCATACATCCATAAACAATAGCAATACATGAACCGTTGTCAGTATTTGCAATAGGGTCGTAGTTGAAAGCCAAAGGATCTGTACAGCCATTTACAACTGGTACGCAAGATCCGTTATCTGTGTTTGCTAAAGAGTTATAATTGAAAGCAAGTGGATCTGTACAGCCGTATATTGGTAATGTACAACTTCCATCATCGTCTGTTGCTGCAATATCATAGTTCAAAGCAATAGGATTAGTACAACCAGGTATTTCTAACTCATCACATATACCATCACCATCTGTATCTAATAAGCATACACTGTTGCAATCATAGTATTGTGGAGGATATTGACATCCATTATTCACTGTAGCAGAAGCATCATAATTACAAGCTGCAATATCAGTACAACCAATGTAGTAACATGAACCATCATCTGTATTTGCTAAACTATTAAAGTTGTCTGCTATTGGATCCAAACAACCATAAGAAATTGGAACACATGAGCCATCATCTGTATTAGCTAAAGAATCGTAGTTGAATGCTAAATCGTTTGTGCAACCAAAAATAAATGGTTCACAATTACCATCATCTACATTAGCAGAATCGTTGTAATTGAATGATAATGAATCCATACATCCTAAAATTGTTTCTATACAATAATCACCACAAAAAGGTATTGCAGAATAAGTTGTCCAAAACGGAGACTGGAATGATTGTAGTGCTCCTTGTCCATTGTTTGCAAAAGGATTGGTTCCTTCTTCAATCAATATAGTACTATCTGGGTCATTCAACATAAGTGTGAAAGAATTATGCCATGTTTGGAATTGTACTTCTTGTGGTGGTTGTTGTGGTCCTCCAACTTCAAAATAATATACATGAACTGGAGCATCCGAATCTAATGTTAAAGGGAACGACTGAACATAGTTTCCTGGTCCCATTGTGAATGTACCAAAGTTTATTCCGTTTTGATAAACACCAATATAAGAATTACCCCATCCATCACCACCTGCATCTCTTATTTCTAATATATAACTACAATCCGGAACAACATCATTTATTGAAGCTGTAGGGTCATAGTTGAATGCAGACGGATCCGTACACCCATAAATATGTAAATTTGTACAAGTTGAATCGTCGACAGTAGCTAATGGGTCATACTCTTGATAATCATCGTCCATACAACCAGGTACTGGAGGAGATGACAAGCATGGTACACCAAATTGTACTCCAGAATATAATGTAGTTCCAAATCCAGGATTGTCCATCCACCAAATAGTATCTCCTAAACAATCATAAATAACAACCATACCATCTAATGTTCCACCTGATGTAGAACCGGCCATTCCATCACCATATGAATCTGTTACAATTAACTCAAATCCTGCAAATTTATCCACACAGAAATTGTAAGTGTAAGTTTGACCTATATCGTTAAAATTATATGCACCAGGAAGTTCAGATTGTATTACTCCATAACCACCACTTGTCATAGACCAACCAGTTTCACTTGGCCAGTTATCAAAAGTGATTTCCATTGTTATTTGGTGTGTTAAGTTTGTATCACAAGATGTTCCTGAGCAAGAACCATCATCGAATGTTGCCCAAGGATTATAAGTTGGTTGAGTTGGATCAGTACAACCAGCTATACATGCAGTAGGTGTATATGCCATAGTATCTGAAAATGTACTATCTGCAAATTCAACCATACCATAATGTTCTACAGACCAGTTAGGAGGCATTTGGCCATTACCCGCATATACTGCAAAATCTTGTTGGTTGGGAGCAAGTCCATATTGAAAAGGACCTACACCATTTTCGTTCCAATACCAAAATCTAACTGGATTACAGTTACCGTTTGATGTATCGTTTTGCCAAAAGAATTGTACTAGTGTTTGACCAGTTGGTAAACAAGTTTGCTGAACCGTGTCAGATAATAAACCACCGCATGCTGGGTATGTACAAGGACCAGGCAGATATGCAGTGGAGTCATAATCTAATCCGTTAGGATCTAAACATCCTATAGTTGGAGGAGCACAAGGAGCTACAGTTAATGTTTGTACCAAAGTATCTCCAAAGTTTCCTGCAACATACATTAAAGTGTCTTGACATGAATTACTAATCATGAACCAACCGTCAGTACCACCCCATTGAGATGAACCTAATCCGTCACCGAATTGGTCATATATACCAGCAACAATAGTTCCACCAAGAAAAACAATAGTATCGTACATTGTATTTGGTAGCATGTTGCTATCGTTCTCTACAATAATAGGTGATCCACCAGGAGGTGTAATGTTCCAACTTGTTTCAGATGGATAATTATCTGTCATTAATTGGATGTGGATCCAACTTCCTTGACTAAACAATAATGTTGGTACTAACGACAATATTAATAATAACTTTTTCATTTTTATCCCTTAAATAATTGTTTTTTGCCACCATCATAAACATAACCATGGCCTTCTGCTACTAGAGTTGTGTTAACCATCATCTCAGTACCTTTTGCATCTCTTATAAATATTTCTCCAAGTACTCTACCATATTTTCCTACACCATAAGACTTCAATAAGAAATAGCCAGGTTTATCACTAACTATTTCTAATAATTCTTTGTTTCTTGCTTTTGCTTGGAGTCCTTTTGCTTTTTCTTCAAGGTTTCGTGTTCTAGATTCCCAGGTGTCGATTCCTTTATATCTGATTCTTTTTTTGACCCAGACATCAAAGCCAACATCAATGAGAGCATCAATAGTGTCACCATCTACAACTCTCTCTAGTTTTCCTCTGTATATGTATTTTTCCATGTTAACAACACGTCCCATCTGCCTTACATGTTGCACTATTGACTTTACAAGCTTTACATTTACATACTTGCCAATAAGCCCAAATACCTGCTACAGCTAATAATGATAATCCAAGTGTTAAACTTGCACTAAAAGAACATCCAGCTCCTACAGCTAATACGTATCCTCCATAGCATTTAGTGTAGCATAATATCATATCATATAACGATTTATTTTCTTTGTATTCTGCTACGATTTTTTCATCTAATTGTGTTTTATCTAAAACTTTTTTAACAACTTTCTTTGCAGTCTTTTTAACTGCTGCTTTTTTAGTTGCTACTTTCTTTTTTACAGTTTCTTTTTTTGCCATAATATTATTCTCCTATTTTTATCTAAGGTCTATATAATCCTTACTAGTGTCTACTTTTTTAAGGTTTGCTTTTAATTCTTTGAATAGTTTTTGTATACTTCTTGCATATTTAACCATTTCTTTTTGGTAATACTTTTCTTCACTCCAAGAGGCTTTATCTCCAGCCTTTAACTTAGCTGCTTTATCTCTTTCAGCACCTTTAACAACGCTGTTTTCTGCTCTTAGATAGTACTCAAATTCTCTTATAATATCACGGTAAGCTCTATCAATTTTACTAGCAGAATCATTCCAACCAGAAGAAACTTTTTTCTTCTTTAACATATCTAATTGTTTATCAACAGAAGATTTATACATTTTGGTAACTGCATCTACCATTTTAATTATTTGGTCGCCTGGACTAGAATTTGCCAATCTATCAGTTAGCATTTTTTCATATCTTTGTCTATTTTGAGAAGCTATTTGTTTTGCGGAAATAAGTGCAGTTGCACCTGCTTTTGCATCAGCTCTACCAGCCTTTTTAGTTGTAGTAGCTCCTTTTATTCCTGAAATATCTATTGAGTATACTGTGTCTGCAACTGCTGAATATCTTTTAAAGTTATGTACACCAGCTGATTGAGTTCCCATTCTTTGGCTTGGTTTAGCTCCTCTTATTGAAGGTTTATCTGAGGATTTCCAACTAGGTCTGTGTGCATAAATATGCTTTTTACCTTTAGTTGCTCCAATTAATCCTGGATAAAGTGTTCCATCCCATGAATTACCTTTAAATGGGTTTACTTTACGTGACTTTACAAAGAAAAAATTAATTACTTCAGCATTACCACTTGGTTTATTCATTGTTATAGCAGACTCAGGTACTTTATCCCATGCAATATCATATGTATTTGCGGCTGCTGTAAAGAAGTTGCCTTTAAAATCTTTTTCTTTTGCCAATTTGGCCATTGTTTTAGATTCAAATTTTTCTAATAATAGTTGTTCTGATATCACCCTTACTAGTTCTTCTTTAATCATTGTTTTAATTTCGTTTTTCATCATTTTTGATTCTCCTTTATCGATGGTTTTTTTACCTATTTTACCTTTTGGCGCCAATTCAGGAAATAGTTTCTTTCCATCGTCAGTCCAGTCTAATCTATCTCTTTCCTGTTTTAGGTTATATAATAAATTAGATAAACTTAATTCTTCTTGTTCTATATATTCTGCTCCAGAATCATGTCTAGAGTAAAACTTTTTATTTTTAGTGTTGTAGAAGTATTCTATATTATTACGCATAGACTTTCCTATTTTCACTTTATTTTCTTGCACTAATCTCATTATGCAAAATCTTTACTCTCTATAAGTGTGTATGAAAATGTATTACCCCATATATCTCGAGCTTTTCTACATATTTCCATAAAATCATGAAAATCATCTACTTTTTTAAAAACTTGGCAACCTGCAGACCATTTATTTACATAATAAGATTCAGTATATGGATTTGACCTGTGTATATTTATTCCGTAAACACCTTCAGTTATAGTAGCCTCATCAGTATCATATTCGAGGTCTCTATCATTATCTCTATAAACTTTTACAGGTCTTCGTTGTCCTAGTGCCTCATATTTACCTTGGTGAAGTCTTATTTTATGAGATCCTCTATATTGTCCTGGTACAAGAATTGCACATCCATCTTTATTCATAGGATTCTCTATCCAATATTGTCCTGGATCTGTAGTAGCTTCCCATTGATGAAATTTCCATTCACCTGCGGCATCTTTGTAAGAAAGTGTTAGTGTGTCATCAAAATGATTTGTAACTTTACCATCAGTCTCAGAGTTTCTGATTCCAATTACGTTTACATCGTAACCTTTATTATTGTTGTCGTTAAACCACTTGTAGCCTTTAGAAACAATAACTTCTTTTACTTTTTCTCTAGTGAATTCCATTCATTTTTCCCCATATTTTGCTATCGAAGTTCATTTAACTTCGTATATATAAATATCAAGAAATAGTTAAAGTATTACTTATTCTGTAGAAAACTTGAATCGAGAGTGTATCTCTTACCTAACTGGTCTTCAACTACATAATGCTGTTTTGGGCAACATGGAGGTCCTACAATAGTTGTTCCAACCACTTGTACATTAGTTCCAGCTTTTAGGATTCCTTTATGTGTCTGAAGATCTTTTGCTAATTTTCCAGGTTCGTTCATTTCTTTTTCAAATCCTTTTTAGTATAGTGTCTACCTATCATTTCTTCAGCAGTATTCATAGCAACAACAAAGCTTTTAAATGGGCCTGCCATTTTAGTTTTTGTGTGATATACGAAATACTCACAAGAACCTGGAGTTGTCGTTTTTTGGCCAAGTCTATTTTTTCCCTCTCTAGGAAGAAGAACAATGGCCCTAATTGATAAATATCCAATTGCCTTTATGTAATTACCGTATTTTTTTGGTTTTGCCATACTATATATAAATATATCTGTATTTATTATTTAGTTAAATACCCTTAACTTTAATTTAGAAACTTTTTCTAAAAAATCAGGTATGCTTTCTGTTTTATTTTGACTATTTTTTATTTCAATATCTTCTAGGTATGAAGGACTTTTAGATATTAGATTTGTTAATGCTTCAAAACCTTGATCTGCCCAGAATACTCCAAAGCCATTATCTGTTCCAATTAGTAGTTGGCCATCTGGCTGTTTTTTAAATATTAGGTAGTAGTCCATTAGTCTTTAAAAGCTCCAGCTTCTTGTGCAAGTTTTTTATCACTAACCCACTGGTTTAATATGTGTACAACTTGTTCTGTATCACTTGATGACATAAATGGATGGATAGGTAAACTTACCAGTCTGTCTGCATTTCCTCTTGTTCTAGGATTGTGATTAGTTTTACCTAAATCACTATATGCTCCTGTTTCTTCTATACAAATAGGATAGTGTATTCCTACTTGGGATCCTTGGTCTTGCATATAATTCATTAATTCTTGCCTATCAACTTCTCCATCTCCGACTAATATTGGAAAAATATGGAATACCTGTTCTGTACACCAAGGAGCTGGTTCTAATAATGGAACAGATATTTCAGGATTATTTATATAGCTATAATGTTCTGCAAATTTTCTTCTATTTGCATTCCATAAATCTAAATGCTTTAATTTTTCATCTAAAACTATTGCTTGAATAGGGTCTATTCTATAGTTTCCACCTTTAACATTGTGTACATATTTTACCTTAGAACCTACTTCTTTTATTTCATTACATCTTTCTGCAAGTGTATCATCGTTTGTTGTTATTACTCCAGCTTGACCTGCTGCTCCTAAGTTTTTACCAGGATAACAAGAAAATGCTGCAATATCTCCAAATGTTCCGACTTGTTTGCCATTACACTTTGCTCCATGCGCCTGTGAACAGTCTTCTAATACGTCACAACCAAAACTTTGTGCATACTTCATAATTGTTTCCATATCACATGGATGGCCATACAAATGAACTGGAATAATTAAGTGATGGTCATCACAAAACTTTTCAGTGTTTGTTGTTAGTTTATTAAGCAATTTTTCTGTATCAAGTTGAAAGTATTGATCGTGGTCTATTAAATGAATAGTACAATTACCATTCAAGGCTTGGTCTGGACCTAATACTGTTGCAATATATGTATTTGCTTGAGTGTATATGTGAACATGCCCTGTATACTTAAGTGCTTGGGTTGCAACTCTTAAGGCATCTAAACCACTTGATACTCCAATGCAATGTTTATTACCATTCCACTTTGCAAAGTTTTTTTCAAACTTTTGTACTTCAGGTCCATTAACATATGCTGAATTTTCAAACATGGTGTTTATTCTTGGAAGTGCTGCATCTTTTATTTCATGCCATTGTGCTGTTAAGTCATTAAATTTTACCATAGTTTAATCCTCTAATATTTCTAAAGTTTGTAATGTTATTTCTTTATTAGCTGTTGCAGTATTTTCACTCAAAAAGTTGTTTATAGAATTTTCAAGTGGTGAAGGAAATGATGCATAATCCACAGTTTCTTGTCTATGTGAATGAGATTCAGCCTTTGTGTAGTAGGTCATTGTTTGTGTTTTATCATCCCATATTACAGTTGCATTTTCAAAATCAAATACACATTCTCTAAATTTGTCTCCATATACCCATGAAACATTTACTGTTGCTGCAAAATCTTTATATGTTAATATACCAAACGCACTATCAGGACCATTCATTCTCTTACTATACTCTGTCCAATCAACTTGTACAGGTTTTACTCCAACTAAATATTGTATTATTGAAACATCATGACATGCTAAGTCCCATTTACATGTGGTACCATCAACGATATGTGTAATATTTACATTATATCTATGCATAGAAATAGATTCTATTTTTCCTAATAAACCTGCATCATACTCTTGTTTTAATCGTTGAACTGCATAATTATATGTAAACGTCCAATCTGTGAATAATTTTGCTCCTGTTTTTTCTGCTACTTCATATAGTCTGTAAGCTTCTTCATACTCAGTTACTAGTGGCTTTTCACAAAATACGTTTACACCTCTTCTTAAGAAGTGGTCACAAATTTCATAATGTGTAGATGGTGGTGTTGCAATCATTACATGCGAAACTTCCAACTCAGAATAGTTTTTTATATCACCATTTCCTGATACATCACAAACTGTTACATTTTCATATCCTAACTTAAGTAAAGTCTTATATAAAATTTTACCCCAATAACCATATCCGATTAATCCAATTTTTTCTTGTTTATTCATTTGTTTTCCCCATTATTTTTGCTGGATTTCCATACACTATTGTATTGGCTGGAACATCCTTAGTTACAACGGATCCTGCTCCAATTACTGCACCGTATCCTATGTCTACTGGAAGTATTGTTGCATTAGAACCTATTCTAACATTATTACCTATTCTAGTTTTTCTACTTATCCAATCCTGTAAAGGTGCGTCGAATTTATCGTTAATAAACATTACACCATGTGCAACAAAGCAATTATCTCCAATTTCAACGTCTGAACATATAAATGTGTGACTGCTTATTCGTGAATTTATTCCAATTGTAACGTCTTTCTGTATTTCTACAAATGGACCTATGAATGCATTTTGTTTAACTTCACAACCATACATATTTACTGGTTCTACTATTGTTACGTCTTTGTGAATCTTACAAGATTCTGCGATTTGTACTTTTATTTTCATATATTTATAATATAACAAATATTTTTAACATGGTAAAATGTTTTATACAATATTTAACAATTTATTATCAAATACTGGATTACTCATTTCAGTTGAATTTATAGTGTTTTTTGACCTTATTCTAAATATTAAATTACCGTATTCATAGTCTCCTACTTCAGTATTTTCAATAATACTATGTAAACTGTTAAGGACATTTGCATCATCTTGTGTAAATTTTAGTGCATTTATTTCAACTAATACATTATATTGTAATAGTTTTTCCTTTGTTAAATCTTTATACACATTTGAATAGTCATCTAAATTATAAAACTGTTTTGCCGTGTCCCATTGGTCTTCTGTAAAACCAAGAAGTTTATTGGCTAATTTATGTTCGTTTAGTACTATTTCATTTATTTCAGATAAATCTGAATCTATCCATACTCTAGATGCCAAAGGTTCTATTTGTGCAATAAAGTTTGGATGAAAATTTATGGAGTTTAAAATTGTAAAGTCTACATCATACTTTACTAGCTTTGATTCACCGTGATTAAGGTTACCCCATTTTCTAATAAATCGTTTAACTTCTACTATATCTGCCTGTTTTTGTAATTGTACTCTTTCTTGTGCTTCTGTGTTTTTTGGATTGTGCCAATCTTTTCCTCTTGAAGAAGTACAAGTAAAATGGTATACTATAGCATTATGTGTTTGTTTTAACTTTACGCCTTTATGTACACATCGTTGTACAAAATCAGAATCTTCTCTAGATCTTCTAAAATATGTATCATATCCTCCTAAGCTTAGCCACAGACTTTTATAAAATGTAATAGGTGCAAAGAAGAAAGTAGATTCTTTATCTTGCTTAACTGTTAGAGCATAATTATTCCATTCATCAAAATCAAAGCCATTAGGTTCTAGTCCAAAATCTTTAGTTATAGTTTGAGAAGATTCTCCATGTAATGGTGGTTCTACTCTGGTTGCAGATAATATGCAGTTATTTTCTATATCACGAAGAATATCTGTATCATATCCAGGAGATATAACCATGTCACTTTGTAAATAACTTACTATTTCATTATCAGCTAATTCTACTAATAGATTATTATTTCTAGAGTATCCTATACAGGGAGGTAATGAATGAGTTATTATCTTTAAATCATTAAAATCATTTTTAATAGATTTCAACCATTCGTATGTTCCTTCGTTATCACTATCAATAAACACTAGAATTTGATGTGTATCTCTATCTAAATTTTTCTGTAAGGATTTCAATAATAGTTTTAGGTTGTCTAACTCATTACGGGCTGTATTTATGACGAAACTTACATTCTCTATCATACTATATTCTCCATTTTAGCTTTCCATTTTTCTTCTGTATAGTTTTCTTCATAACCAAACCTTGCCATTGCTGAACATGTACTATAAAACTCTTCATCGTCTCTTAATCTTATTGCAAGTTTAACGGCTTGTTCTACATCATTTACATCTACAGATAAATCTGGGTGGCAAGTGTTTTGAGTATCTACATCCTTATTTCCAATACACGGAATTCCATAATATGCACAATTTAAACTAAATGTTCCAGCTGCAACTGTTGGCATTAAGTGAACTGCATATTTATATGTTCCTATATTTTTCATCCAATCTACCCATGAAACTCTTGGCAAATGATTAAGTCCATCTATTCCAGCTTCAAGTTCTCTAGTTGAATGGCTTGTTTGTGTCCAAATAGGATTTCCAAATATTCTAGAAACTAAAAAGCTTTGTGCACCACCATACCATCTTGATAGATTACCACCCATAATAGTTTTATTTTCAACAGTTAGTGTTTTACTAGCTGGAAGTAAATCTTCAATCATTAGAGAAGGAATAACGTGAACTGGTACATTACCATATGTTATTCCCTTATAAAATTTAACATCCAATTCATTATGTGCAAATATACCGTCACAAGACATAAGACTATTTATATAGTCAAACTGTTGTGGTACCTCATAATCATTAAATAGCCAAGAAGGGCCTTCCTGTAAGATGTATACTTTAGCATTGGTTTTCTTAAGTTCAGTAATTAATGTAGGACTATAAAATACAGATGCTGTATTTTCAACTTTACCAAGAATTGTAGCATCAGCTGATAAATTTGTTCTTAGTTTTGGTAAAATAATAAATACATGGTCGTATCCTGATACCTGCTTGTACTCACCTATATTTTGGTGATGTGCATCTAATGCAACCATCCATGCAAATTCTGTTCTCATATTTGTATGATTTCTAGGTACTTTACCTGTGAAACTCATTTCTGATAAAAATGCTGATTTCATTTTAGTTCTCCAATGGTTTGTTTAATTTTATCTTCCAAATTTCCTGCTCTGTATTTTTTTCCTACTCTAGTATATGGCTTGTCTAGTCCATGTTCTCCTAATATTAATTCACCTGTACCCATTTCAGATATAACAAGTCTTGCTATTTTACATAGGTCAAATATTTCCCAATAAACACATTCCAACTCTCGGTCTGTTAGCTTATTATTAATACATTCGTCAATCAATATCATTAGATCTTCCATATGGAAAAAATCCATTTGCTTATTTTTATAAACTATTATAGGTTTTTTATCTTTACATTTATTTATACAAGACTTTATAAATCTAGTATCTATTTCATGTTTATCAAATAAACCATATATTATAAAATTATAAAATCGATCTCTATCACTATTCATTAAGTCTGAGATTACCCTCTTACTTAATCCATAATAAGTCTCTAACGAGTGATGTTGTGCACCTGAGCCAAAATGGATAAATTTTTCTATTTTATCCTTATGTTTATATAGGTTTAAAAACATTTTTAAGTTAGCTATTAAAGCGTCTGGAGAATCAGACTTTAGTCTACTGCCTCCCATTGCTGCACAGTGAATAACCAAGTCATATCTTTCATCAAAAAATCTATCTACTTGCCATTCATCTGTTAGGTCGCATACACCTCTATGTAAAAGTGTTAAGTCATGTTTTAATAAATGGTTTGTTAAAGCTTTGCCTATATAACCATTTGACCCTGTTATAAGTATTTTCATTCTTTTTACCATACAAAATTTTTCTTATAGTATTCAACAATGCTTGGTAATTCTTCATAAAAATCACACTCATTACTCCATCCTAAGGCCTTTAATTTACTATCATCAATAGAGTATCTAATATCCTGTCCTTGTCTAGAAAAATCTGTGTCAATATATTCTGAATTGTCTTTGCCTATTTTTGCATCACCTGGTCCTAAATAGATATTAGTATCTATTTCCATATGTTCTAAAATATTATTTACAACTTCTATATTTTGTGTTTCAAAATTACCAGAAATATTATAGATTTCATTCTTTACACCTGATTCTATAATTTTTATTATTGCCGTAGCTGTATCTTTTGCATGTAACCATATTCTAACTGGAGTACCATTATCGTGCAAAGGTATTTTTTTGCCAAGTGTTAAATACTTGCAAGTTTTTGGTATAAGTTTCTCAACATATTGACCTATTCCATAATTATTTGTTGGTCTAACTATTACATATGGTACTTTATATGTTCTACCCCAAGCCAATACTAATTGGTCTGCAGCTGCTTTTGTTGCAGAATATGGATTACTAGGTTTTAATAAATCTGTCTCTGTATGAGAACCATTTTCTATATCACCATATACTTCATCTGTACTAAAATGTAAAAATACAGGCATTCTTTCTTTTTTTACAGTTCGTATAAGCTCTAATAAATTATGCACACCAACAATATTTGAGTGAATAAAATCATCACTACTAACTATCGAATTATCAACATGTGATTCAGCTGCTGTATTTATTACATAGTCACACTCATATAATCCTTTCATATCTACTATATCAGTTTGCTCAAAGTAAAAGTTAGGATATTTTGAAAACTCATCAAGTAACTCAGGCCTGGACGCGTATGTCATTTTGTCTACACCTCTTACCCACCATCCTTTATCAAGGCAGGCTCTAGTTACATATGAACCTATAAATCCTAAACAGCCAGTGATGTATACGGTTTTTTTCATATTAGTATTTCCACATGAACTTATGCATTACTTCTTCAATATAATCCAATTGCTCATCAGTCATTCCTGGCCATACACCCATAAAAAACGTATCTGTAGTAGATTTTGTAGCATTAGGAAAATCATTTCTAGGATCTTTATATTTTTTAGCTTCATCTACATATGCAGGGTGAAATAATGCATTTCCTGTAAAATAACTTCTGGTTTGAATCTTTGCCGTTTCCAAGTGGTTTACTAAATCATTTTTTTGAAAGTGCTGTTTTGCTTCATCCTTTAATGTGATTAAGAAACCAAACCAAGATACATCAGCTTCAGGCAATGCAGAAGGCAACATTAAATACTTATCATATTTACTCATGATTTCATGCATTCTCTTGAAATTTTGTTTTCTTCTATCATGCATATAGTCTAGCTTTTTCAGTTGTTCTAATCCCATAGCTGCTTGTAGTTCTAGTGGTTTAATATTGTATCCAACCTCATCAAAAATATATCTATGGTCAAAAATAATATCTTTTTGGTCTGGAAACCATGCTCCAAATCTCATACCACATGCTGTTCCTCCTGTAACATTACCTGGTTTATTTGAATTGCAATAGCATGCTCTACCCCAGTCTCGTATTGCTGCAAGTGCCAATCTTACTTGATTGTTATTTGTTGCAACAAATCCACCTTCTCCCATTGACATGTGGTGAGCTGGAAAGAATGAACAAGTTGAAATATCGCCAAAACTCCCGAGTTTATCATCTTTCCAAGTTGAACCTAAAGCATCACAACTATCTTCTAAAAATATTAAATCGTATTTTTTAACTATAGCCATAACTCTATCCATATCAGGAGGATTACCTAATACATGTGCAAATATTATACCTTTAATTTCTTTCTTTTTATCTTTCTTTAATAGTGCTTCAACTTGGTCTAAGTCAATATGTAGATTAGGCATTGTAACGTCTACAAAAACAGGTTCAAATCCGCACTGTATTATTGGATTGATTGTTGTAGGAAAGCAAACAACAGGAGTAATAAACTTTGCACCTGGTTCTAATTGAAACTTTTTCATTGTTTTACCTAATTTCTTAAGTTTCTTAGATTTCAATACACTTGTCATAAGAAGGTTTGCAGAACTACCTGAATTTGTTAAAATTCCATACTCTTTTCCTAAATGGTCTGCAAATTCTAATTCAAACTGTCTACATTTTTGGCCATAAATTAACCATTCATCCATCAAATTATCAACTGCTGCTCCATATTCATTTCCGTCAAAAAATGGACCAGAATACTGTACCCAATCTACACCTGGTGTCCATGTTTTATTTGCATGTTTGGCATTAATATATTTTCTAACTCCTGTTGAAACTGACTTTTTTAATCTTTTAAGTTTAAAATCATTATATGCTGTTTTTATTTTATTTATAACCATTATTTATTCTCCTGTTTTGTATAGTAATTTTTCCAATATGTTATCATTTCATCTAACATTGTTTCAAATGTATATTCATGTTTCCAATTTAACTCAGTTTTTGCTTTAGAACAATCTCCTTTTAAATACTGAAGTTCTTCTGATCTGTAGAATTTTTTGTCTTGTTTTATGTATTTTTTCCAATCTAACTCTAATTTTCCAAAAACATATTCTACTAAGTCTTTAACAGTATGTGATATACCTGTTGAGCATACAAAGTCATTTGGTTTAGATTGTTGAAGCATTAACCACATAGCTTCTACATAGTCTTTAGCGTGTCCCCAATCTCTGCTTGCTTCTAAATTTCCTAGTTTTAATTCACTAGTTAATCCTAATTTTATTCTTACTGCTTCTTTTGCTACCTTATTAGTTACAAAGTTTGTACCTCTTCTAGGTGACTCATGATTAAATAGTATACCGTTTGATATAAACATTCCATATGCATTTCTATAATTTGTACAAATATTATGAGCGTATACTTTTGCACAACCATATGGAGAAACTGGATTAAGAGGTGTAGATTCTCTTTGGTATCCATCATCGTCTATTGTATTTCCAAACATTTCTGAACTACTGGCCTGGTACATTTTTGCCTGTGGACAAACAAGTCTTATTGCTTCCAAAAGGTTTAACGTTCCAGTTGCTATTGAATGTGTTGTGTAAATTGGCATATCAAAACTTATTCTAACATGTGATTGAGCAGCTAGATTGTATATTTCATGTGGCTTTACTTCCTGTAAAACTCTAACCAATGAAGACATATCCAACATATCTGCGTAAAATAGTTTTATATTACTAAATACTTCATCAGGTATTCTTGCAGTTTGGTTTTCAGCTACAGAGTTTCTTTTAAGAATACCAGTAACCTCATAACCTTTACTCAATAATAGTTCGCATAGGTATGAACCATCTTGTCCGTTAATACCAGTTATTAGTGCTCGTTTATTCATTAATTTGTTTCTCCTATTTGTATTTAATATAGTTTAATATAATAAAAATTTTTCAATCGGTAAAATATTTTAATAATTAAATTCATCTATATACCAATCAATAAATTCTAATACTCCTTCTTTTAGTGGCTTAAAATTAAGTTTACTAAATTCAGAATTATATCTATCTACAGAATTCCAAACTATCTTTGGAGCAGTTGAGGAAACTAAATTACTAGACTTTCCTTTCTTAACTTCTTTATTTAATCTTTCTCCAACTATGCAGGCTAATTCATGTATAGAACTTTCTTCTTCTCCACTTATATTGTAAAGTCCATTCTTACCAAACAGTGTAGTATTTAATAACATAACTGTAAAATCTTCAATATGTAAATATCTTCTAGATGCCATTCCTTCGTCAAATAACTGAATATATTCTTGTGTCAATCCTTTTTGTACAAATTCGCTCATTACTCTTGCATCATCTTGTAATATTCCAGGACCATAACATAAAGAAACTCTTGCAGAAATTGCGTCAAACCCTTTTGTTCTAAAATTATTTACTATAGATTCTCCTCCTAATTTACCTAGAATATAAAAATTTCTCTTATTATCAATATCAATAGAAATAAGATCTGTTTCTTTATGAGAATCGTTTGTTTTATTTGCAGAGTAAACTTCAGAGCTAGATAAAAATATACACTTTGCTTTTGGATTATCGTTAAAAATTTTGCTAAAAACATTATTTAATCCTGAAGTGTTTAGAGCTATTGTTTCATTTGGTCTAGACATAAATTTTGAAGGTTGAGCATAACCTGCACAGTAAAAACAATAGTCTATATTTTGTTCTTCATAATCAAGAGTATCTTTAGATAAGTCTGCACTAACATATTTACAATCATTTAATAATTTTTCTATCCTCTTAGGTTTTTTAGATAAACTTGTAAGAATTAAATTTATATTGTATGAATGTTTATTGTTCAAATAATCAAAAAACTCTGCTAAAAATCCTCCTATCAGACCGTTTGCACCAGTTATTAAAACATTTTTATTTTTTAATTTTTGTAAATCTACAGAATTAAATATTTTTTCGTAATTTAGTTTCATAATATCTTTTCTAAAATTGATTTCTTATCCATTCCACTTATTTCTCTTAAGTCATCGTAGCTACCGTATTCAGTAATAAATTTTCTATCTAGTCCTATTCTAGTTACACTAAAATCAAAATAATCTGATACTAGGTCACCTAAACCTCCTATCTTAAAGTGATTCTCAACTGAATATACTGTCGAGTTTATACTTGTTAGGTCTTTAATTATTTTCTGTGACTTTTCAGATATGTGAGAAAGTGTTGAAACATATATTATACCAAAACTTTCAGGTAATTCTAATACGTCATCTAGTAAATTACCACAAACAAATACCCATTTATCATTTTTTGACTCTCTAATTATATTTACCTCTCCAGGATAAACAGTATCTATTTCATGACTATGTTCAAATGCTGAAAGCCTGAAATATTTTGGATTTCCGTTTGCCCATGCAGCATTAAATAGTTGTGTAAATTCCTTTGATGTTGAAGGTTCATAAACTTCCATACCTGGTACTGCTCGCATTAAAGCAATATCAGAATAACAGTGGTGTGTACAACCAAGATCTGCATAGTCATAAGTTCCTCCAACTCCTACGAGTGTTACATCTGTTTTTTGATAGCCTAATCCTACTTTAATTTGTTCATATGCTCGTTCAACAAGAAAGGGTGCAATACTGTGAACTATTGGTCTCATTCCTTCAAGTGCCATTCCAGCAGCTAAACTTATAGTTGATTGTTCACATATTCCTATATTATAAAATCTATCTGGTGCAACTGCTTCAGAATCCTTTAATAAATAATGACTAATATCACCTATTAATATTACCGCTTTTTCATCTTCTTTAAGAAGTTCTGTACAGCTTACTGCAAATTGTTTTCTTAAATTGTTTTTTAATTGAAATTTGTTTATCATTTTAATTCCTCTAAAAATTCTAAATACTCCTCATCTGTAGGAGCTCTATGGTGCCATGCAAACATATCTTCTTCTAATTTACTAAAGCCTTTACCCTTTATAGTATTTGCTATTATTGCTTTAGGACCTTTAAACTCTTGTGAAGACATGGCTTTAACCAATGAATTAATATCATGGCCATCTAACTCTTCAGTATTCCAACCAAAAGCTTTAAACTTATTAGCTATATTTGATGTTGGTAAAGACCTTACTTGTGAATTATTTACATCAACTATACAAATAATATTATCTAAATTAAGCTTAACTGCCATTTGCAATGATTCCCATATTGTTCCTTCATTACATTCTCCATCTCCAACTAAACAAAATATTTTTCCAGATTTTCCGTTTATTTTTCTTGCAAGAGCTGCTCCTACTGCCATTGGAAATCCTTGGCCAAGTGAACCTGTTGATGCATAAACTTCTGGTACTTTGTTTTTATCTGGATGACCTCCAAGCCTACTTCCTTTTTTACCAAAACTTTTTAGTTCATCAAATTGTAATAGTCCTTTTTCCACTAAATATGCATAATATGCTAAACATCCATGACCCTTACTTAAAATAAACTCATCATCACTAGTTCTTATTTTATCATATGCACACATTATTTCTACAATACATAGTGCACTTGGCATATGGCCATGTTTGGCATAATATGCAGATTCCAATATCATTTTTCTAATTTTTGTTTCCATATTTCATTATCTCATAAACCTTTTTAATTCCTTCTTTAAACTGTGTAAACTTAAAATCAGGAAATGTTTCATACAATTTAGAACTACAAACATCTTTTCTAAATTGACCATCAACATTATTAGTATATTCTATTTCATAATTATTTTCAGTAACTTCAAGTGCTATTTTTGCCATATAGTCTATTGAAAGATTTTCCTTTGTGGAAACATTAAAATTATCATAAATATTATTATCTATCATCAATTTAATTATCTTTGCAAGATCTCCGGCATGCATAAACTGTCTTAGTGGTTTTCCTGTGCCTAGTAGACTTAATGTATTATTTTTAGCATTTAATATTTTTTGTAATAATGCAGTAACAAAATGAGCTTTTCCTTTATTTTCAAAATTGTCATATTCACTGTATAAATTACAAGGTATTACATAATTGTATTTAGTTCCATATTGTTTATTATACGCATCTATTTGTACAGCCATACATCTTTTTGCGTAACCATAACTAAAATTAGTAGGTGCAGGTGGTCCTGTATATAAGTCTCCTTCTTTCATTGGATAACTTTTAACTTTATCAGGATATGCACAAGTACTTAAAACTCCAATAAACCTTTCAGTACCATATTTAAGCGAAGATCTTAATATATTAGTATTGATTAAAATGTTGTCATCAAAAAAATCTGCAGGTTTTGCAATATTTTCTTGTATTCCTCCTACTTTTGCCGCTAGGTGGATAACCTGTGTAGGTTTCAATTTATTGAATAAGGCGTCTGTAATTATAGGGTCTTTTAAGTCAATTTCACTTCCAATGTATGTTGCATTAGGAAGTATTTCTTGTAAGTGTTTACCTACCATTCCTGTTCCGCCTGTTACTAATATATTATGCATTTGTAATCTCCTTAAGGTAGTTTTCATACAACCAATCTTCAGTTATACAAAACTTTTTTGCCAACTCAAGGTTTTCTTTTACTACTTCTATTTTTGAGTTGTAAAAGTCTTCAGTTAGTTTTGGTAAAATGTTTTTTAATTCATCTAATGTATTAAACGTAGGTATACCTTCCATATTGAAATAGTCGGATACATTAGGACATCCCCAGTATATTGGAATAGTACCAACAATTAAGCAATCAATCAATTTTTCTGTAATATAGTTGTCTTGTTTAGTATTCTCTATGATTATTGAGTATCTATAATCTAATAACGTTTCTTCTTTTGTATCAACAGGATTATTTATACCTTTTCCAAACAAGTCTGCTCTGTCTTTTATTTCGTTTGCAACAATGTGTCTCAATCTATGACCTTCAGCTTGTTGTTTTTCTGAAAAAATCATTGATAAATCTTTTGTTTTATTATGGATTCCGTAATTATGGTCCTTTATCCAACATCCACCAATAACATATGGTTTAGTTTTATCAGGATATTTTGATAATAGTAAAGGGTCATGTGTAAATATAAAATCATAATTATCTTTGTATGCATCAAAAGTATTATATGGGATTGGGTTTATTTCTCTAGATTCCATTATCCAGCCAAGCTTCCATTTACTATTAACCTTTGTATGTGCATCTGTGTATATAACTGAATCTGTAAATAGGCTTATTTCTCCACCATATTTATTTAAGTCTCTATTATATTTTATATGTTTAGATATTTTCTTGTGAACATGCGAATATCTTCCATTTGGTACATGTAGGTGTTTAAATTCATCGTCAACAACTGTTACTTCTAATTTATGTAAATCTTCAGATAAACAAACCCAATCATTTGGAAATAGATCTCTAGTAGAAAACTGGCTATTTTTCGGTCCAAACCACTTATCAGGATAAATAACAGTTTTATTAGGGTTTTGGTTTAAATATGCTGCCCACCAACTAAATGTAGAATTTGCTATTACATTATGTTTACACTTTGACATGATGTGTAAATCCATAAAATCTTCTTCTCCTTCTACAAATATAGAATCAGGTGAAAAATCAAAATGTTTTCTACACCATTCTATATCATCACTAAATACCATGAAATTGTGGCCTTGAAAATAGTCTATTGCATTTAGATAATATTTTATATCTAAATTGTGGTGGTGTTCAGATAGTTTTGTATAGTCACCTCTTCTAACATGTAAAGATACAAAATTATCTAAGTTTCCATATTTTGCTGATATGTACGAATTTGTTTTTTCAGACGGAGAAAACAATTTAACTATTGATTCTTTAACATGGTTAAAGTATTTTGGAGATTGAAAATATCCAGTTAATTGTGTATTTACTCTATTTAGGGTTACTCCTGTATACTCAAAACTTGGAACATCCATTCTTTCTACTTGGATATTTGCTGTAAGGTTTGGTATATTTCTAAACATATTTTCCTTATAACTAGAAGGTAGTTTGTGTTGAGTTCCTACATGCGAAAAATCACTTTTAAGTGTGTGGCCAGAATTTGTTGATATTCCTTTTGCTGCAGCAAGTTGAAACATCATATTTCCTAATCCTCCGGATAATTCTGGTACTACAATATATTCAGGGTCATCACATGGTAATGTAGTATATGGTGTTTTTTCACGTATTTCAGCTTCTTGTCCTTGTGGGTCTTCAATATCTTTATCTTGCCTTGCTAATCCTCTTGCTACAATTTCAGGATCTTCATTATACGCATACGTTGGAAAGTCAACTACTCCAATCTTATGCTTAGGACACATCTCTAAACAAAAGTAAGATACTGCCAAGTCTTCAGCATTATAGTAGTATTCTCCTGTTTTGCTCCAAATAAGGTCTTCTTTTTTTATTTGCTTATATAAGAACCACTTAAAACTTCGTAAATGACTTGCTCTCCAAACGTCTTTTCTATATAGATTATTATTGTGGACGTGGTCACTATATTCTGTATTTTGTGGTGATGCCTTTTGACTGCTTGGCCAACAATACATTCCACCGTATGTCATCCATGGATCGTTTTGATTATAGTAATTATTTAAGTTTTCTAATACTTTATCATTTATTAACCAATCATCTCCATCTACAAATAGTAAAATATCATCTTCACTATCCATAAAATCAATAATATGTGGTGCATTAGGGTTAACATTGTATCCTCTTTGCATGTTTTTAGGATTATTTAGTATTGTCCAATTTTCTAAATTATATTTGTTTTTTATATTTTCTATTAAGTTTGGTGTATTATCGGTAGATTTATCATTAATATATAATACATCATAATTTTTATAAGTCTGGCTAATTATACTTGCAGTATTATATTCTACCCATTTTTCATTATTATATGAGGGTATTACTATTTTAAATTTGTTTTGTTTGCTCATATTATAACTCACTAATATATTTATTAAGTCTATCAACAGGCTTCCATCCTAACCTTTCTAGAGAGTCATTATTTTCTCGTAAAGTTTTTCTATAATTTCCACTTTGGTCTGCAACATGTTCTTTTTCTACACCAAACCTGCTTTTAAACATCGCATAGACTTCATTAATAGAATAATTCATTCCTGTTCCAAATTCCCATGCATCATCATGTCTTTCTCTTGATTCTGCAATTTTAATTAAGCCATCTACAATATCACCAACATACGTAAAATCTCTTCGTTGTTCTCCGTCTCCAACAATTGTGATGTTTTTACCGTCTCTAACTTGTCTTCTCCAAATACCAGTTACTGCAGCCCAATCTCCATCTATGATTTCACCAGGTCCATACACGTTATAAAATCTTGCGATTTCTATATGTAAATTATAAGTTTTTCTGTACATTTTGCACAGTTCTTCACCTAAATATTTTGAAGTTGCATAAGGCGATTGGTATGGGTTATGCCATCTAGATGATGATCCGGCATATATTACCATAGTATTGTTTTTTCTTGCAAACTCTAATACCTTTTGAGTTCCAATTGTATTTATTCTTATTGTATTATCCGGATTTGTAAAAGATGGCTGAATTCTACTAAGGCCTGCTAGGTGGAAACAAATATCAAAATCTCTGTTACTATTAGGTAACCATTCAACTACATCTCCTCTATAATATGTACATCCATCAATGTGATTGTTTTCAGATCCACTGTCATAGTTATCTATTGACGATACATTATATCCCTTACTTAAAAGTTGCTTGATTAAATTACTTCCAATAAAACCCGCTCCACCTGTAACCAACACTTTTTTGTTCATAACCTTTATTCTCCTTTATTAATTACTATATCTATAATATAATAAATATTTTTAACATGGTAAAATTTTTATATAGTTTCGTAGAATGCGTTTTGCTTTTCTTGCCTACCAATATCCTTTGGGTGATATAGCGCAAATTTTTCTTCAGCTGGAAGGTTTGCAAATTTTGTATAACCCTTTAACTGTTCATGCACTGGTTTAACCCAATATATGTTTTCTTCGTTTCTATATATTCTCATTTGCCAATCAGGAAAGTTTACCCAGTTTTCTTCGTTAAGTTTCCATCCCCATTTTGCAATATGATTATCAGTTATACCTGCAACTGTATTTACTCTTGGTACCCAATAAGCTTCTACATCTGAATTTGATTCTAAAACGTATGGAAGAGCCTGTATTAAGTATTTATTTGGAATTTCATCTGCATCTATTTGAAATATCCATTCTCCACTACAGTTTTTGTTTAAATTATTTTTATATTGTGCGAAATTTTTACTTAAACTACACTGTATGAGTTTATATTCTTCAGATTGTTTTGATTCCCATTTTTCACAGGCCTTAACTACTTCAGTTGTTGAGTTATCAAAATCCATTTGAACTACAACTTCGTCTTCCTTTCTTTTATTTTCAAATAAAAATGATAATAACTTTTCTACTTCTTTATATTCATTACATACTGTAACTGCATAACTTATTTTCATAACATTTCTCCTACTTATTTGTTGGTTTTTTAGCTTCTAATTCAGCTTTTCTTTTTCTTTCTTTTGCTTCTCTTTCTGATTCTAGCTGTCTTTCTAGTTTTATTTCTTCTATTTTTGGTATTGAACGAAATACTGATTTATCCCATTCGTAATCACAAACAGCAATGTTTCCAACATTCGTAATATTAAATGTTTTATAAGCTGTTAAAAAATTACCCTTTAATTTAGAAAAAAGTGTAGAGTAAGTTCCAGTTGCTGAGGTTGCCGTTAATAGCTTTGGTATTCTTTCACCTGTTAATATGCCAGAAGTTATTATTGCAGATCCTTTATTAACCAATGTTAATCCCCATTGCTTGGCCAATGTGTTTAATTGTGAAGATGAAATTTGTTCTAAACTCATTGCATGCATATATCCCTTATATAATGGATCTAACACTAATGCCATATACTTTTTTGTTATTAATTTTGATGGATCTCCCTTTTTAGCCCTTTTCTTATATGTCATTTCTATAATCATTCCAGATTCTATTGCACCTTTAGAGTAATTATATCTTTTTTTAATTCTAGTTCTATGTTGGGTTAAATAACTCATACTATACTTCTACCACTGCTCCTGCTCTTTTGCAAACTCCTCTAAAATCATACTTTGTATATCTTTCAGTTGCGTCTGTATCTAATTTAGTAGTGTAGAATTCTCCTTCTTTTCCAGGAATAGGATACTTTTTTGATTCTGAAGGATCTATATCTACGACGGGACTAAATGCCCAATCATAATCATCTATATTATTTGGCATAGGATAAATCATTCCCGTGGTAAATTGTACGGAACTTAGGTACCAATTTTGATTTAGTGATTCATCAATGTATACGTTATCCTTAATTAATTGTGGCATTGAACTTTCATATTGTTCAAGTAATTCCGTATTCTCAATCTTAAAATCGTCATTAGTCATAAATCCTGAATCCATACATATTCTAGANGTTTTATTGTTAACAGTTTCTACTAATACTGAATTTGCACCTGTTATAGGTGATGTTTCTAAATTTTCTTCTTTTTTCATATTATATTTCCTCTAATTGTTTAGGCAAACTAGGTAATTTAATTTGTAATTGTTCCACCTTTGGAATATATTTTTCAATAATATTCTTAAAATCACTATTCATTTTTTCGATACTAAAATTATCTATACTGTGTCGTCTTTGCTTTCTTGCATTTGGTATATATGATTTGTACTTTTTAAACATATCCTTTAATGCCTTAGAAGCATAATTATAATTAACTGTAAACCATTCAGACTCAGGAAGTATTACATTTTCCCATACTACGCTAGGATGAACCTTCTTTACTTGACCAGGCAACAAAACTGAATATGGAGTTAAAAAGTCAACGTGTCCTGACCAATTAGATGCTATTACAGGCTTTCCACTTAAACTAGCTTCTAATAGTGGTCTTCCAAATCCTTCTCCCTTTGTAAAACTAATATGCGTCTTTACTTTAGGATGATTATAAAGTGAATTTAATTCAATAGGCGTTAAATCTCCATGTATTAAATAAACATTTGGGGCATTAGGTATTTGATTTCTAATAGCACGTATTTTTGATAGTGTTTGTTCTCTATCGATTACACTAAATGTTGCACTACTTGTTTTTAATATTAATGCAGGTTTCTTTGTTCCTGATTTAAAGGTATTACAAAAAGTTTGTATTAATCCACCAGTATCTTTTCTACTTTCTCCGTGTGCTCCTGATAGCCAGTGTCCAACATGTAAAAAGCAAAAATCTTCTGGTATTGTTGAAATTTGGTTATGAACTGATTCTGCAAGTTCATCTGTTTTTTTCCAAATATTTAGATCTGCTCCTTCAAATAAAACCTCAATTGGTTTGTCACAAGTTAATGTACCAACCTTTTGTTTTGTTCTATTATCCATTCTATCGTAATTTGTACTAACAAATACTTGCTTAGAATGTTTAGATGGAACAATATTTAGATCCATCCTGTTTAATCCTTCTAACCATTGTGCTGAACATAGAGTTGTTTCTATTCCTGCAGTTATTCCAATATTGTATTTTCCTACTGGATTAAATTCATTAGGAACACTTAATTGTACAAAAACATCAGGCTGTCTATCTATTTTGCCTCTAACAATTCTACTAGATATGTCTGTATCTCTTGTTGTTAATGCATTTCTAGGGCAATCTCCCCATCTCAAATCAATAATTTTAATATTAAATCTATCCATTGATATTAGTGCCCTAACAAGATCTCTTGCATGATCGCCATAACCTGATCGAGAAGTACATGGTCCTTGAAAAACTAGTAATTCTTTCATTATTTATTCTCCTCAAATATTTTTTTACTATTAAAAATTAATCCATCTGCGTATTTTACAGTTGAATTTTCAGCACTTAATAACGTAAAGTTTGCTCTAGGTGTCCAGGTATCAAAGCATGCTTGCATTGATTGTATGAACGCAGAAGACATTCCCTTACTGTTAAATCCATTACTTATTGCCCATTCTCTACCTACTTTTCCACGTCTATTTAGTTCAATACGACCTAATTGTTGAATTTTTTTCAGTTGTTTTGCCATATCTTTTATACTAGGTCTACTGTCATAAATGTAAGGAGTCATTGGAGAACCTTGTACATTTATTTGTGGAAATAATGGAAATGCCCATTCACCATGCTTCGTAAATCTACCATCACTATTACTTGGCCAGTCAGCACTAAAATCAGATAAAGTTACAGGTGTTCCGTCATCATGTTTAAAGCCCATCTGATCTTGTATACCTCCAATAACTGTTCCTAATATAGGAGTTCCTGACATTATTGATTCCATGACACTTAATCCAAAACCTTCTGCAGATGATGGTTGACAAGTAACAGATGCAACGTTATATAAATAATTAAGTTGGTTTGCTGGTAGTTTACCTCCTGAAAAAGTTATAGGGTAATTAGGACATAACGCACGAATTAGTGCAGGTAAATCTGTTCCATTTTGGTCAACTGGATCTGTATGTAGTAGTAATAGGCACTTTGCTGCTTCTTCCTTTGTTAGTGAGTCACACATTAACTTATATGAAACAATCAAGTCACTAATAGACTTTCTTCTAATATTTCTACTATTAAAAAAGTATATTGTATCAAATTTATCATAGCCTTTACTTGTAATAAAATCATAATATTCATTAAAATCTGAAGAAGATTCACCTATTGGATGGTACAATGAATCATTTATACCGTGTTGAACATATGTTAAATCTACACCTTCTTTTCTAGGTTTTCTTTGACAAACTTGATTATTTATATTGTAAGTTTGCTTTGATATTGCCATTAAAAGGTCACAAGACTCATAAAAATTTTCGTTCCAATGAGGATAAGGTAAATCGTCCCAAATATTTAAGTATGTTAAAGGAATATGTTGTCTTATTTCATGTTCCATTGCGTATAACCATCCCCAAAATCTTGGATCTGTGAAGTGGAGTATTGCATCTGGTTCTTCTATTGACATAACTTCTCTAAGTATTTCAGATGTTCCATAATCACTAACTGGATATATCTTTACACTTGCATGGTCTATTCCTACTTCTTTGTTTATATCATTAGATACATCAAATACTTTTCCTGCATCTGGATGATTAATTGCTCCTCCAATTTGAACCCAATCAAATATATGAGAAGATCCTAATACAATTTCTTTTGACATTGTTCCCACACCTGAATGCAGTCGCATATCGTCTGACAATAGTAAAATTTTTTTCTTTTTTGCCCTTGTAGGGTCTAGTGCTTTAAGCTTGGGTAGCTCTTTAATATTCATAACCTTTCCTCTAAATTTACTTTGTTGTAATATATAACTCAAATTTGTCGACTTGTTTTTTAAATTTATCGTCTTCAATATATAAGACCAAACATCTATTTACAAGTTTTTGGAAATTCATTCCATTTTCTAAACAGATATATTTGAACTTGTTTTGAGCTTCTACGCTAACTTTAACCGAAGTTAATTTTGTTTTTTGTTTCATAACATTCTCTCCTATGTATATACATATATAAATATATAAATACCGCTAAAAAGTTATGTTATTATGATACATTTTTTATCAAATTTTTCAGCATACATAAGTGTGCTATCCGTGCTGTCAGATTTATGTCCTCTAGGAATAAAGGCTATTAACCTATCAACCATACTTGCAAGTATTTTATTTCTTATATGAAAATTTCTTACTGAGAATGGTTTATTATACCAATCTTCTCTCATATATGAATATAAATTTTTATTTGTATGAGCTGGATTAACTTCAAGATAATTACAGCCTAATTCTAATGCATATTTTTTAGTGTACTTATCTGCTCCGTCTTGAGATCCACCACCCACAATTGTTAGTTCATCTCCAAATGTTTGCTTCAGTCTAAAAATCATTTCCTTAATTTTTCGCTTATTTTCATATTGTCTACTTCCAACTATTCCTACTTTCATCCCTTAATTCGTTCTTTTTTAGGACAAAGATCTTCTCTATCCCTATATTCACACCATTTACAGTTTGCATTTTTTATTCCGGATGTTGCAGGATAATTTGCTTCTTTATTGTGTTTGCCTTCAGGTGTAAATGCATTAGATATAAAACTATCAAGTTGTCGCATAACCTTATTTAATGAGGGTTTTCCTGCTGCAGGTCTTACTACTTGAATTCTTTTTTGAGGAAAGTCACAATTTTCCCAAAGCTTTCGTTTACATATAAAATATTCTACTTCAATATCTTTTTCATCTACATGATATTGCTTTGCAAAGAATTTTTTGTATAGCCGAAGTTGGTCTCCATTTTGACTTTTTTGAGCTGCTTTCCATCCTCTAGTAGATGTTTTTATATCGTAAATTTTAATCTTATCATGCTCTTTCATTACAATATCTAAGAATCCCATTAACATTACATTTTCATTAGATTCTGTAGTGTGTAAAATAGGCATTTCAATTCCAACCAATTCAGTATTTTTCTTGGCAAAATAAGCTCCTCTATTTTTCTTAAACCAACTCATTATTTCAACACCATCTTGATAAAATTCTGCTAGTTGTTTTGGATCTGAGAAATCTTGTCCGCATTCTTCTACAACTTTTGCATATTCTGTGCGCATTGAAGTTAGTAGGATATTATTTACATCTAACTTTTCTGCTGCAACAATTGATTCCTTATACATGGTATCTAAATATGTTTGCATAGTTTCATGAAAAGCTGTTCCGAATATTAGAAATATAGAAGGGTCAAATGAAGTTTCCTTATCTATATATGCTAGTTTCCATGATTTTGGACAATTTTTATATCGAGAAAATTGACTATATGATACAGTCTTTTTTCCCATTTTACGGGCCTTAATGGCTAAATCTTTTGGGGTTTTTAATTGCATATATAAATATAATAAAAATTTATGACATAAAAAAATCTGGTAANGTTATTTTTTACCAGATTCTTCTAAATTTTTTTCAATGTAAACTATGGCATCCATGAGTTCTTCTTGTAAATGAATCATCCATTCTTTAAATGATAAATCATTTCTCTCCATGGTAACTCCATACTTTTCTTTACCAACCTTTGCTCTATCTAGAATCTTTTTACAGACTGAATCTTCTATTTTGCTCATATTAGGCTTTAGAAAGTGGTGATTCATTTTGCTTAGGTAATAATTCATCATTTACATGACCACAATTACTACACTCAAATACTGGCATTGGTAAAAAGCTAGTATTTCCTGATGGTGAAATTGCGGCAGATACCTTTTTTAGTAATACTACCTGTCTAAATGTTGAATTTTGACATTTATCACATATTACATCTGGTAGATCTGAAGGTGACATTCCTTTTAGTGCGTTTCCTAAATTGTTTTCCATTTAATTTCTCCTTATTGAATTCCGAAACCACCTGCTCCAAGGTTTGGTTCTTCGTTATCGTTTGGTTTTTTAGTTATCATACATTCTGTTAATAACATTGTTCCTGCTACTGATACTGCTTTCTCTAATGCTACTCTTGTTACCTTTGCAGGGTCAATAATACCTGCAGCATACATATCTACAACAGAATCTTTTCTTGCATCATATCCCCATTTCATATCATCTGACCAGTTAACAGTGTTTTTTCTTTCTGCTTTTGGGCGTATTTCAGTATTCCAATGAGTGTCTCCATCTAGTCCAGCATTATGCATAATAATATCAAATGGTTCTTTACATGCATTTAATACAATGTTAATACCTTTTTCTTGATCTGAATTTTCTGAGTCTAGTTCTATTCTTCCAAGCTCACTATCAACTAACCATCTTAATGCTACACCACCTCCAGGAATAATTCCTTCATCTAATGCAGCTCTAGTCGCGTTTAGTGCATCTTCAACTCTATCTTTCTTTTCTTTCATCTCAAGTTCTGATTCTGCACCAATTTTTATAAGTGCAACTCCACCTGAAAGTTTTGCTAATCGTTCTTGCGCTTTTTCAATTTCATATGGAGACTCTGAAGAATCTATTGTTGATTTAATTTCCTCAACCCTTGATTCTATATCTGTAATTTTACCAGCGCCATCTACTATTGTTGTGTATTTTTTATTTATAGTAACCATTCTAGCAGTACCAAACATTTCTTCAGTTACTCTGTCAAGTGTCATACCTTTTTCAGTACTTACAACAGTTGCTCCTGTTAGAACTGCAATATCTTCTAAAATTTCGTCTCTTCTTTTACCAAATTCCGGAGCCTTTACGGCTGCTACCTTCATAGTTCCTCTCATTTTATTTACAATAAGAGCAGCTAAAGCTTCAGATTGAACATCTTCTGCAATAATTAATAAAGATTTACTCTGCTGTATACAGGCTTCTAAAATTTTTACGATGCCTTTAATTGTAGATATTTTTTTATTAAATAATAATATCCAAGGATTCTCAAGTTCTACTTGCATCTGATTATTATTGGTAATAAAATATGGAGAAAGATAACCTCTTTCAAATTGCATACCTTCTACAGTTTCCAATATAGTTTCAGCTGTTTGTGATTCTTCTACTGATACTACACCTTCTCTACCAACTTTATCCATAGCTTCTGATATTAAGTTTCCAATAAACTCGTCATTGTTTGCAGATATCATACCTACTTCAGCTATTTCACTAGAATTTTTTACTTCTCTTGCTAATTTTTTTAGTGCAGATGTAACTTCTGTAACTGCTTTATCCATGCCTCGTTTAAGATCTATTGGGTTTGCACCATTACTAATATCATCTAATCCATCAGAATACATTTTTCTAGCTAAAACGGTTGCAGTTGTTGTTCCATCTCCAGCTTCATCATTAACTTGGCTAGCTACTTCTTTTACCATTTGAGCTCCTGCATTTTCAAGTGTACTTTCAAGTTCTACTTCTTTTGCTACTGTTACTCCGTCTTTTGTTGAAACATACTTGCCAAATTCTTTTTCAATTACAACATTTCTACCCTTAGGTCCAAGCGTTGATGAAACTGCATTAGCTAATTTATCTACTCCTGCCTTTAATTCTTTTCTGGCATCTTTTCCAAATGTTAAATCTCTCTGTGACATTATTTATTCTCCTTAAATATTAAAAATAATTCAGCTTCGCTTATGATTAGAAATTCTTCTCCATCAATATCTACTGCTTTTGCTGCAAATTTTGGGTATAGTACTTTATCTCCAATATTGCATTGGATAGGTACTTCTTTTCCTGATTGTGTGATTACAGAAGGTCCTACTGAAACTACTTCTGCTTCATTTGCTCCTTCTTGCGCAATATCTGGCATAATAACTCCTCCAGCTGTTTGCTCAATCGATAATTTTTTTAGTAATATTTTACCCGCAATTGGTTCTACTTGCATAACCTATTCTCCTTTTTTATTGTGTTTATAACCGTTTTATATAATATAAATATCATGTACTACTTAGATAGTGCATTCTGTCTATAGTTTTCTACTAAAGTTTTTACATCATCGATTTTGTCAAATTCATCAAGCTGATCTAGTACTTGTTTCTTAAAGAAAGTTTCATAGTCTAGCTCAAATACATCTTTTCTATCATCTATTAAATGTAAATCTTCTTCATTAAGACAGATTGCTTGCTGTCTCTGTTTTATCTTTTTATCGTCTTCACAATTACTCTTTATGTAAAATAGTAAAGGTGTATCAGAATGAGAAATTGAAGTGTTAAGTTTTTCATTTGCCCAAAATGAAGCTTTAACATGTTGAGGCATAGTTTTTTTGTACATGTCAAAGGCTTTTGTAAACTTCTTATTTATTCCCATAAGCTTATAATCTACTGTTTCTATCTTTTTACGCAATAATGTTAAGTGTTCCATTGTTAAAGTACCTCTAACAGCATATTCTGCAATTTTGTTTAGAGCACCTTTCATAAATTCAGGTGTATCTTTACGAATAATATTCATACCTCTAATGTACTTTTTGCCAGATTCTCTAATGATTGAATAATATCGTTTCTTAGAATCACCAAAATAAATGTATTCTAAATCATATTCAAATTTTAAATCCATTAACATATATTCATCAGTTATTCCAGGATTATACTTTTCTACAAGTTCTGTTCTAAGTTGTTTATTAAATTCTATTAACTTAGTTTTCATTTCATCTTCACTACTTCCATTTGATTTCACAAATATAGAATCCGTATCTCCATATAATACATAATGGTCTAAGTTTTGAAACTTTAATGATGCAAATTTAAGAGCTTGTCTTGCAAAATATGTAATTCCATCTGCACATTCTGGTCTGTATAGTCTAAAGAAGTTGAATCCCATTGCACCGTATGCAGAGTTAAGTACTAATTTATATGCTTGCTGTCTTTTATCCATTGCAACAGCTTCATCTCCTGTATATTCGCCAGCATTTAAGCCTCTATTTACTTCAACTCTTTGAAGAAATAACTTTCTTAATACCTGTGGAAGTAAACCAAGTTTATATTCATGGTCATAAAATAGATATCGTTCTCCAAACAATTCAGGCACACCATTTATTTTTGGAGTACCAGTATCTATGAAGCCTATATCATCTGCTTTTAGCTTTTCAATTACATCTTCAATCTTAATACCCATTTTTTTGCAAGATTTTTCTGATACTATGAAAGTTTCAGGACTAATATTAAAAGCCATAATAGATGTAGGATATAGTGAAGTATAATCCATTACAGTAACATCTTTATGACGACCAGGTTCTCTAGGATTAAAAACTATAGCACCGGCATATTGTTGCTTTGCTCTTGTATGTCGAGTTGGAAATACAATCTTACCATGGTTTTCTTTTAATATATAGTTATCAACCACCATTGACTTATGGAATGTACCACCTAATGTGTCAGTATGCGCGATCTGCTGAAGTGTAGTATATAAGTCAAATATCTGTATTTTCTTATCCATTTCAGCAAGAATTTCAACATCTCGAATACCATACTCAATAAAACCTTTATAGTTATCTAGCCAATCTCTCCATGTAACTTCAGTAAGTTTGTCTAAATCTTTATCACCAATAATTTCTTTAACTGCAGTTGTTAGTTTCCAGTTAGGAAGATTATATCCCATATCTTGAACTGCTTCCATCATGTCGACATGGTCTAAACCTTTAATGTTTATTCTCCAATATTCACCACGTTTTTTAATATAAACATCCTTTAATGGTGAAAGGTTTTCGTATGGAAGGCCAAGTCTTTTACATCTATTTATAATATATGGAAGGTCATATCCTGCAGAATACCAACCAGTAATAACATCGGTTTTCATAATACTAAGTAGCTCTATAAAACTAAGTAGCATTGTACTTTCGTCTTTACACATTACATAATTAACATTATCTTCTTCTCGAAGTTGAGGTTCTTCCAAATCTTTAGTATGCTCTGGATGCCAAGACATTACCCAATATTTTTTATGAATATTAGAATAACAAACAACAGAAGTTACTGGCATCATGGCTTTATGTGGCATATTTGCTTTAGGCTGTTCAGGGTCAAACCAAGTTTCAATATCAAAATACATAATATGACGTTTACTTGACCATTCTAGTTTACGATCTAGCATATACTTAAATTCAGGAGTTACATCTGCTTGATATATTCTGTCTGGATATTTTCTTACTAATTCGTTCTTAGCCTTTATTGCAGTATAATACACTTTATAAACTTTATCTCCATATAAAGTTGTAAATATATCTGTTCTTTTACAGTCAAACTGTCTGATATCTAGTATGTCGTCAATATGTTCGCATGAATAATAAAAATAATCTTTTATTCTGTCTACTTTTACTCCTAGCTTGCCTTCTGTATCGTATCCGAATTGATACATATTAAAGAAGCCCTTGTCGAACTTACTGGATAGTCTTGATAATTTCATATAACTTTGTCTTTATTTATAGTATAAATATAACCAATTTTTTTGACACAGGAAAATCCTGGTTCATTATTTTACAAAAAGTTATTAACAATTACTTTGTTCCTGTACTTCCGAATCCACCTTCTCCACGCTTAGATGCTTTTTCGTACAAGTCTTTTGGCTCAACCTCAATAGGCATTGCATAATTTACAGGTAATAAAACAAATTGTGTTATTTTATCGCCTTTTTCGATGATTTGTGGTTGATTACCGGCATTTGTTAAATTTAAGTGCAGTTCTCCCTGGTAATCTTCATCAACTACACATGCACCAACGTGTAAGCTCTTTTTAACTGCTACTCCACTTTTATTAAATGCTATTAAAACATGACCTTCAGGTAAACTTACCTTGATTCCGCTTGGAATAAAGCATGATTCTCCAGGTAATAATATTACAGTTTTAAACTCATCTGGTACAAAAAAGTCTATACCTGCACTTTGTTCTGTTCCTCTTGCTGGACTTTTTACATTTTTAACTTTAATAAATTTTAGTTCTGAAACCATTGTATTTCCTCTACTTTTTTGTTTTGTAATTTTGATTCTACTATGTTCACAAAAGATTTATAATATTGTTCTTTTGACATTTTTTGAGTTGCGTCTTCATATTGACGTTTTATTAAATCTTCGAATGCTGCTGGATTGTCATTTAGATATTTCAATCGTACAATAACATCATTTCTAGATTCAACATAGTTAAACTTTTGTAATAACGGGTCATTAAATATTCTCATTTGAGGGTCGTAACCTTTATCAATAAATGATACTACATTTCCTATTATTGATTCGTTTGTTCTATTTGATATTGCAGATCCTTCGTATAACTTATCACTTATTGTTACAGTTGCTTTTGAAGTTTGCATTCTATCGAAAAATTCTCTATGTTTTACCTTTTTACTTATAAAATCTGGAAATTTTAAGTCAAGAGTTTTTTTCTTACTAAAATGTTCAGGCTTTATATTTCCAAACATTTGTACATTAAGATGTTCTGGATAATTAAAATAGTATTCTATCATTTTTTCTTGTCTATGACCACCTCTAAATGTTCCACCATAAATTAAATCTAACCATCTATCCTCAGGTTTAACATATTCGATTGGTTGATATTCATGAATAATAAAATCTTGAAGTGGAAAATAAATAATATCGGCATATAATATTCCTCTTTTATCAAGATATTTTGCCTGTAATGTTTCCATATTATATATTTGAGATATCATGATTATGTCTTCTCGTACAACTTCAATCTCATCTTTTGTGTATTTATTATCCCAATGGTATTGTACTTGCTTTTTTTCAACATTAGGCCATAATTGTTGTAATGGTAATAACCAATCTGTTAGGAAATAGAAAACAGGACATGTTGACTTATTTATAAACTTATATGCCATTAGATCTCCTCTTGCTTCTTGTCCACCATAAAAGTTTGCATTACCATTAAATACAATTAATGCATCATAGTCACTAAAAGAATTATCAGTAACTTCAGCTAGATCGTGAAATGTTGCATGTGGTAAAGGTACCATATTTCTAGTCCTTGTCGTATGATAGTGAACATCATGGCCACAATCTGCAAGCATTTTAGTTACAACGTTTATTTCGTCGGTAAGTATACTACCGTTATTGGCATTTATAGTTGCGCCAATTTTCATAACATTTATTTTCATTTTTTATTCTCCTTTATATAATTATCAAGTGCTCCAAGATATGCTACACAATCCAATAAATTATCTTCTCTATAATTATATGAATGACGAGATAACTTTAATGCAACAAGTGCTGAGTACATATCTTCGGCTTCAAAATCTTTGCCAGTCATTCCACTTGCTATTTTTGCAGCTCTTTCCATACCTTCACTAAATGGTCCGTACAGTCTTTCTTTTTCTTCTGATCGATGATTTACAACATTATCAGCACGTTTTAGTATTGAGTCTTTCTTTTTCATATGTGATATAATCTTTTTTTAGGTTTAAATAACTTTTGCATTTGTTTTTTTGTAAATGCCATCAATTCTAATTTAGGTAAATCTTCAGTAGGTAATTGCATATTATTTTCTTTAATATACTCTCTAGTTATCCAAGGATGAAGTTCATATGTTTCTGATGTCCATAAGTCTTGTTTATCTAAAGAAGATGCATCCATTAATATATTGTCTCTCATTTTATAGTGCATATCATATAAGTGAAAGCTACCTGCATGGTGGTAATAAGAACCTAGTTCTAAATTAGGATATATTAATTTAAGTTCATTTAACATTAGTTGTTGAAATAGTGCAAAATTAAACACATCATTGCAAAATCCATATATAATATCATTAGATCTCATGTTTACACCTAAATGTAATTTATTATTTCTAATAAAAAACTGTAGATATTGAGTACAAGGCAAGTCTTTTGAATTTTTAGTTTTATGATATGGTTGATGGATTACTATTGTACAACGTCTAGAATCCTTATCATTTCTAAGTTCTTGTAATATCCAATCCCATTGTTTACCAAGAATATAACTACCATAGTTTGATTCTACTTCGTTTTGTTCATCTTGTATTTTTAACCAAATATTTGCACATTTTCCAATATTATTTGTTTTCTTATGGCTTGAAAGATACCATAAAAATTCTAATACTGAGTATGCAGGATTAAATTTTCTTGATGGATGTGCAATGGCTAATTGTGTTGGATTAGTTATGCACATAGACCTAAATAAAAGTTCTGTTTGTTTTGTTCCGTTACTCTCTACTTGTAATCCGAAACCTGATAGTGCTTGCAATTCCGATTGGAAGCATGTGTGTAAATTTTTAAATTCATTCATATAGTTAATATAATAAATTTTCTTGACCTGGAAAAATTATTTTATGGTTTTTTTCATCATCACTATAATATTCTATAAGAGAATTACAGCGTCTAATTACGTGGCCAAAGCCAATAGAATTATTCCATTCTGAACATTTTCCAAGCAGATCTATTCCTGAAACCTTTTGTATTCCTAGTGTATTTGTTATTTGTGATTCTTCAATATATTCATTAACCGTGTTATTTTCAATTTTATCTTCAAATATTTGTTTCAATGACTCATAAACTACACTACCATTATAAAAGGTTTTTCTAAACCATGGTTTTCCAACAGTTGCTATTTGGTCAAATAATTTTGATATTTGAATGTCATTTTCGTTTTCTAACTTACACTTGTATATGTATTTGTCTATCACAGGTAAAGTAAATTTTGTACCAGGTGCATAATTTTGTTCTATATTACCTTTAAGTATATTATTTGAGTCTAGACTGATTAACTTGGTTAATCCAGAAGTAAACAATAGTTTGTCATAAACATATTCCTTATCATCTGATAACTTAATTAGTTTATTCACAACGTCAATACTTGCAATATCAATGAATTCACACTTGTGCGCAGTTAATTTTTCTAGTTCTTCAAACAATATTATTAGTGAATTAAAGGGAGATTCTCCATTAATTGATACAACTTCTAATGTCTCAGAAATAGTTCTAAGATATTCTTTTTCAACATTGGTTTTTCCTCTTGTATATAGTGTATATATTTGATCGAAATTTTTAGGCTTTACCGCAGACAAAGTCTTGCGCATATCATACATTGTTCTCATTTCATACTTGGTAATGTTGGCTCCAGGAAAAACTAACTTTACAAAGTCAATACAATAATATGGAATATATGATGTTTCAATGTTCCATATGTCTAAATCTCGCTCAAGTGGTTTGATATGTTTTACACTTGGTAAAAGATACGCTGCCATTGTTGCAACTAAATTATTTCCTATAACATATTTCATTTACTAATCCAATCCTGTAACTCTTGTTGGCTAGGTAGTCTAATCATTTTATCACACCTATTACAAAACCATCTAGCATTTTGCTTATCATCAAACCTAATTTGTTGGTTTTTATGTTGGCAATTTTGCTGATACTTTTTTATTTCGTCTTGAAGTTCCTTTAGTTTTTTTTGTAGGTTTTGAATGCTGTTCATGGTTTTTCTCCATATTTTTTTGAGCAACCATTTCCTTATAATACAAATCAACTATCCAATCATTATGTGATTTCACAACTTCCTCCTGCACATGCTAATTCACCACTTAAATCTGTATTGTCTTCTATTTCTATAACATTTGATAAGTCTACTGTATGTAGGGACTTCATCATTTCATTATATTTTTCTTCAGTAATATCTTCAAATGGAGCTTGTGTATATGTTCCACCATCATATGGTAACACAGATAATCCATTATAATCGTTTCTATTGTTCCACATCCATTCTCCGGCCAATTCCCAATCTTCTTTCTTTAAACTTATAGTAGCTGATACATTGTGAGAATTAGAGCCTTTTCTATGACCAGGTTTTACCCATTCTGTTGCTACCTTTTTTACTCGTTCTAACAATTGGAATGGAGATTCTGTTCTCATTATTGAGCCTACTGGCGCCTTTTGAGGAACTTGAATTACAGCAGTATCATGAGGTCTAAAATATTCATCTTCTACTAATTCTGGGTGATTTGACTTTAGGTGCTGATATATAGATTCATTTTTACCAACTCTAATTCTACGAATATAAAAGTCATTATGCCATGCATGAATACCTGAACTTGTACCTAATACTAAGGATGTTGTTCCTGCAGGTTTTACGGTTGTTGTTCTTGCAGATTGATTTATACCTATAATTTTAGCAACTCTTGTATTTTCTCTCTTAACAACACTTGCAGCTTTTTTCATATCATATCCAAGTACAACTCCTGAACCAATACCTGTCATTGACACTCCAATTAGTGCTTCTTTTTCGGTTGTTTCTCTCCATACATCCCTAAGATAATGAAAATCAGTATATCCAGCTTGTAGTGTTCCTATAAATGCAGCTACTTTGACTCTTTCATTTAGATCTTCTTGTGATTCTATATTAGATACATTTACTTCACAAAGATTACAAAATTGATGAGGTCTTAACGCGATTTCACAACATGGATTTGTACCCCAATCCTTATCATTATTTAGATAAATACCAGGTTCACCAGCTCCTGATAATTCTACACGTTTCCATATGTCCATAAAAAATTCCTTTGTTATTTTATGTCTCATTAGAACTGCTGAATTATTAGCTCTACCTCTTTGTGGATTTAATTCCCACCAATTACCAGATTTACAACTAATCATTTGGTCATCATCAGCATTAAATAAACTAATTAGTGCTGCTCTTCTGATGCCACCTGCTAACACTGCATCTGCAATATAACATATAATATCATGAGCTTCAAGGGTTGTTAATTGTTCTCCTGTTTCCTTTGATTCTAATATACCTTTAACTTTAAGTATACATTCCTTTAATGGCTGAGGACCTGGAGCTTTACCACCTGATGTTACAAGTTGTGCACCTTTAGGTCTTACATCTGAATAATCAAATTCTATCTTACTACCTCCACCATTCATGTATGATTTCATTAAAACTTTTACTGCATCTGCCCAGCCTTCAATAGAGTCTCCTATTAAAAATCTCTTTTTTCTTTTTGGCCAAGGTTTCTGTATGCAGGGTAGCTTTTCAACATGGTGTCGTTGTACTGAGTATCCAACTCCTGTTCCACCTAACAATAAAAACATTGTTTCTGAAAATGCATCAATTGAGTCTATTGGAAGATATGCACAATTATATATTCTATTTGGAGATATTTCAATTGGCTTACCACCAAATTGCAGGCTTCTCATTGATGGAAGTACTTTTTTATCGTATACTAGTTTATATTTTTGTTCTATTTCATCTGCTAGTTGTGGAAACTTCTTTTTGTGCATTTCTTTATTTCTAGTAACTAGTTCTTCCCACGTTTCTCGTCTATTTAATTCTGGTACGTATTTTGCGTACTTCATGTACACAGTAATTTCCGATAATATTTGATTTGATACTTCCATTTTTTCTCCTTTATTGTGTTATATTTCGCCTTTGAAAACAAATGACTGGATTGCTCCAGTCTATAATAAATATCGATATATACATATTTAAGATTCTTTATTGTATTTTTGTTTCAATACTTTTCGTAAATATTCAGAATGATTATCCATATCTTGCTGAATGTCTTGTCCATCTAGTGAATTTGGTGCATGAATGTCAATTTGACCATTACTGGCATTCATCATACTTGGAAAAGTAATTCCATCTTGACCAAATCTATTTTTAATTATATGCCATCTACCAGTATTTGCTAGTTTATCTTCTATTTTTCGACTTAATGAAATAACTAAGTCTGCTGTCATTATTTTTGCATACGATTCTGCAATTTTTTCTGCTCCAATTATGTCATCACTAAGTGCGGATCTATTTGCCTGAGAAGCTGTCCAGCACGGTATTTCTTGTTCACCAGCTAATCCTCTTAAATCTTCATAAATATTACCAAGTTCATGTCGTACTTCTTTACCATGTCCTCTCAATAAATCTGCATAATCTACTATAATTAAGTCTGGGTCAAATCCTTGCATTCTACATTTTTCAATATGACTTGCAAGGGTATTTACTGTTCCACCCTTGGTTGGATAATACTTTACAATTAAATTTCCCTTTAGTTTTCCAACAATTTCTTTAACTTCTTCTATATGATATTTAAGTTCTTGGGCTTGTATTCCACTTAATACTGCATCATATCTTAATCCAACATAAGCTTCATTTAGTTCAAGTGTGTAGTGTATTACATTTAAACCAGCCTTTACTGCAGCTGCTCCTACATTTACCAATGCCCATGACTTACCAATACCAGATGGGGCAACCATTACACCTAATTCACCTTTACCTAGTCCACCATCTGCAATATCATCTACTACATCCCATCCTGTTGCTACTGTATTTCGGACTGATTCTAAATATCTTTCGTCAACATGTTCAATGTATTCATGACCAATTGCTCTTTCTAAACCAGCCTTCATAGCTTCATCAATAGTCATTTTTATTTGTTCAAACTCTCCTCGTTCAAGAAGTTGTACTGATTCCATAATTGCTGACTTTAATACTTGGTTTTTACAAAACTTTATTGTTTGTTCTTTTACAAATTCTAAATCAGGAGCATCCAACTGTTTGTATGAATCTTTTAAATGTTCTACAACCTGAGTTTGTAGCATGTCATTGTCAATTTCTTTTACTTTCACAGACATTACTTCCATTGTTGGAGGTTGTTTATATTCTGTAAAATAATTTCTAATGTTTTCAACAATGCAAATATTAGCTTCAGACTCAAAATATGATGGCTCTAAAATATCCATAATTTGTTGTAAGAATACCCTGTCTTTAAACAAGCATGCTATTAGTTTTGTTTGAAAACTGTAGCCATATTGAAATTTATTTTCTTGCATTTATTTTCCTATTATATTGTCTAGTGGTAAAAAAGATTCTCTTAACCATAAAGAAGGATTCTTAAATATTCCATTTAGATTGTCTTCTAATATCATTTGTTCAAATTGTGGCTTATTTAGCCTATTGATATCGGATCTTACAATATTTATAATTGACTCTTTAGAGTAACCAGATATATCTACGTCTTGCAGTTGCATAAGCTTGTGATTTACTGTTAATAATTCTTCTGAATCTCGTAGTGCTTGTCCTAGTTTTGTGCCATCACAGTTATTTTTAACATACTCAATAACTTCATCTAACTCTATTCTTTTATCTGTAAATAGTATTGGCAGTCTTTTTTGTAAAGATTTAATACCTGCTCCTCTTATTCCAGGAATATTATCGGATCCATCTCCTGTTATGCACTTTAGTATGATGAAGTTAGAAGACTCTATTCCAAATTCATCTTTAATTGTTTCTTGGGCATAGAATTTTTTCTTTGTTGGTGACCAAACTTGAACTCTATGGTCAACCAATTGTAAAAAATCTCTGTCTGTTGACATTAAAATGCATTGACTTTTTGGATAAACTTGTTGGCAAATGTAGGCCATAGCATCATCTGCTTCAATATTTTCTGGTGCAAGAACTGTAATTGGTAAAGAGTCTAAATATTGAGTTAATCTATTTATTTGCTGACCCATAGAGATTCTTTCGTCTTCTATAGATTGAAAAGTATTTGCTCTGGTTAGATGCTTTCTTACTCTTCTATTTCCTTTATAGTTTGGAAATATTTTTCTACGTCTTTGACTACCACCTTTGCCATCAAAACATATAATAACTCTAGTAGGTTTAATATTTCTAATTGCATATCCTATGGAATGTAAAAATCCAGTCATACCACCAACATGTATACCGTCTTCATTGACACTTGGATTGACTGCGAAGCTTCTAATAAACGTATTTAATCCATCGATAATTAGAATTCTGTCGTTTTGGTCCTTAGGAGATGTGTCTTCACTGAGGCCTTGTAGTATTTCTTTGTACTTGTCTTTCATATTTATTATTTATATGTTAAATATAACCAAATTTATTGACATAAAAAAATTCTGGCTATTTATTTTGAAAAAGTTATTAACAAAAACAAGGGTTTCTAATCTCTTAGAAACCCTTGTAATGCTAATAGTATAATAGTATGTTTACTATCACTATCCTTCTGGAATTGGTTCGTTTGATATTTCTACATCGTCAATACCTAAGTCTTCACTTTTGTAGTCCATTATCAATGTTTCACAAATAAGATTATATATTTCTGTTCTTAGTTCTTCGTCTTCTAATAACGTAGATTTCCAAGTTTTTGAAGTACATTTCCAATCTGTTCCATCAGCCTTTGTGTATGTATACCATGATCCGCCTTGCTTAATTAATTTGTATGCTTTCATAATAGTAAGATAACTACCAAGGTCATCTATTCCACTATCAAAATAAATATCAAATTCTGCTGTTCTCAACGGTGGTCCCATACGATTTTTAACAACTACACATTTTGTTTTAATACCCACAGTTTGAGCTTGGCCATTTACAGTTGCCTTTATTTGACCAGCTGGTTTTAGCCTTAGTCTACAACTAGCATGAAAAGCTATTGCTTTTCCACCAGAAGTAGTCCAAGGGTCTCCAAACATAACTCCCATTTTTTGTCGAAGTTGGTTAGTAAATACCAATGCAATTCTTTGTCGTCCAATCATATTTGTGATTTTACGCATTGCCTTTGATAATACAATAGCTTTACTAGTTGCCCAACCGTCTTTACTATAATCTGCAGATTGTTCTACTTTAGTAGTTGCTGCAGCCACAGAATCTACGGCTATTGTGACTAGTCTATTTTTTTCACCTTCTCTAACAGTTAAAATGATATTTTCCATTACTTCAAATATGTCTTCAACTGTTTCCAATTGAATATAAAGTAATTTTGTTGTATCAATACCCAATGCTTGTAAAAATTCCTCATTTATTGCATTTTCAGTATCAATATAAACAGCTAAACCTCCTGCTTTTTGTGTATTTGCTAAAATTTGAGCTGCTACTAAAGACTTTCCTGAAGCTTCTAATCCAGTTATTTCGGTAATTCTACCAACTGGTATTCCTCCATTAGGTCTATTTGATATACATAAATCTAGCATTGATGAGCCTGTGGATATCCATTCAGTTAAGTCTGTAGGTGTGTCTTCAGATCCGTCAAGAAAATATGCAACCTTATAGTCTTTAAATTTTTTATTTAATGACGTTGCAAGTTGTTCTGCTAGTGCGTCTTTTTCTTGATTTCCCATATTACTTATCTCTACCTAACTCTTTAACATTCGTTAAAATTGCATTAACTAATTCAGATATTATACCTGTCATTTGTCCTCTGCCTTCTAATTCTTTTGCTAAAGCCCTAACTGGATTTTCAATTTTTCTTTTTAATGTTTCTTTTTCCATTGTTTTTCTCCTATTGATTAAATAAGTCGTCAAAAGCTGCAGATATATCATCAGTAGTTTTTGCGGTTGATGCAGCTACTACTGGAGCCTTTTCAGTTGTTTGCTTTTTATTTTCCCATGGTAAATCACCTGTTGATTCTTCTCCGTCTGTACTAGGATCTAACCATTCTTCTAATGCAGACTTTAAATCATCATATGAAACTTTCTTAAAAATATTAAAAATATCTTCTTGTCCAGTCATAATTTTCTCAGCAGTAGCTTTATCAGTTGTTGCTGGAGTTTGATTTGGTTTTACTCTAATAGTAGTTTTAGGATAAGATCCTGCACCTTCAGATGGAGTAAATTCAACTACAATATCTCTACCTGATCCTGGATCTGTAATATCACCATAATCTGGATCTGTAATAAATCCTAATAGTTCTGTATATACTTGTTTACCAAATCCCCATAATTTTACACCCTCTCCTTCAGCTCCTCTAACTAAAACAGGAACATAAGTTCTCATTTTTGGTTCTAGCTTTTTAGAAAGTTTCCAATCGTCTGAATTTCCTGTTGCTTTTAACTTTTCAGAAAATTCTACAACTGGATCTGGTTCTCCAAATGTTACAGGTGAAAGATAATTCTTTTTACCTAAGTCATAGTGAAAAAACAGTTCCTGAAAGGGATTGTCTTTATTGTGTTGGTAAGGTACGATTCTTACTTGATTTTTTCCTGGACTTGGTTTCCATAAGTGGGAAGTCCTTGTTGTTTGAGATTGTAAATCTCCGAGTTTACGTCTAATTGCGTCTAAGTCAATTGCCATTTTTTTTCCTCTTTTTTTGTTAATTATTATTTAATATATAAAAAAATTCTAACATGGTAAAACTTCTGTTAAAATATTTTTCTTTTCCATAAAAGCTAATTCCTTAGCTTTTGCTTCGACTACAACGTCGATATCTAGACCATAATCATTGATTTCTTCTACAATATAATCAGAGTGAGCTTGTACTTTTATCTTGCTGAATTCTTTGTACATTGTAGCAAGTGTTGGAAAGTCTTGCATTTGGTCTATTGTTATATTATTGTTTTTGCAAATTTGCTCGACAATAAGTTTTTGTTCTGCACGTCTTGATTCTGAATAATGTGTACAAGGTTTTATATCACCCCATGTAGAAGCTGCAAGTTTTAGTGCTTCTTCTTCTGTCATATCACCTGTGCAAAACTTGTGATGGAAGTAGTCGAATACAATAGGTATACCAACTACTTTGTATACACCATCATATAAATCTTTGACAGAGTACATGTTTGCTTTATCATCGTTTTCGACAGTTAGACGTGCTTGTGCTGATGGTTGCAATCTTAAGAAGTTTTTACAAAATCTATCTAGTGCAGACTTTTTATCACCATATGCACCGCCAACATGTATGTTAATTTTTGCCATACGAGACTTTGGTAAACCCATAAGATCCATAATTTGTGCAGATTTATCTAGTTCATTCATTGCATTTAGTACTACATTTTCGTTTGGTGAAGCTAGTACACAAAATTGACCTGGATGAAATGATAGTCGTTGACCATTATCCATTGCCAATTTGCCGATGCCCTTTAGTAAATTACAAATTTTGTCATAGTCTGGTAAATCTGTAAGTTCGTATTCTGACATCCATGGAAACATGTTACTTGACATGCGATAGACTTTAATTCCATTTTGATTATTCCAACTTATTACTTTTGTTAAATTTCGTAAGTTTTCCAATATTAATTCTGATGCATACTCTGGACCTTTTGCTTGAAAGGTTCTACGTATCATACTTCTGTTGCATGATATGCCTTGCTTTGCAAGTGTCATATTTATACATGCGTATCCTAGTTGTTTTGCCATAATTTAATTTTATATAGTAATATAATAAATTTATTTAACATAAAAAAATTCTGAGTTAAAAGTTATTAACATTATTTCCAAAATAATTGTACACTGATTATTCCCATTGCTAAGATTAATGATGTGAAGGTTTTTAAAGATATGCCTTCTCCCATAAAAATCCAAGTTAAAATTGCATAGGAGCTTATACCTAGTGCAAATCCTAAGAATCTACCAGGCCATAATAATCCATCAAAGTGTTCAAACGCAAACTTAGTTGCTATTATAAACGCATAAGATATTGTAGATCCTCCTACAATCGATAAAAATATGGGGTGTTTTTGAAACCATGGCCATATGAATTGACCATTAGTTTGAAACCAAATTAAGGTTTGTCCAAACAAGAAAAGAAGGACGCTCAGCGAAAGCTTTGTCATAAGTTAATTATTAGTTAGTATTTAGTTATTCTTTAATTATTATTAAATATAAACAAAATAATTGACATGGTAAAATCCAGGCCAAATATTTTTACTATTTTTTTACAAATAGATTTTTTATTTCGTTTTGTATAAGGTCACGTAAAAGCTTTCTTAGTTCTTCTTCGTCCTTTTCACGTCGCTTATTGTGTGCATCAGGGTCAGACTTAATACCTAGCTTCTTACCATGATACGACATAGTATTGCCATTTTTATCTTTACCTAATATTAAATTTTGATCT